GGGCGCTGGTTGATGACTTATGAAATAGACTCAACAGATACTTTTAGTAATGCGCCGGTTATTCCGGGCGAGGGCGTGCTTGCAGCTAACGGCATTTATGCGTTGATGACCAACATCGACTCAACGCAGATTTATTATGGCTAAAAAGAAAGGCCCGGTTCTCTCGGTAGGTCGCGGCGAGAAGCTGCCGGTCTCTAAAGGGGCTGGGCTGACTGCTAAAGGCCGCGCTAAGTACAACGCAGCCACAGGATCAAACCTTAAAGCGCCACAGCCGCAAGGCGGTGCTCGCAAGAAGTCATTCTGTGCCCGTATGTCTGGTATGCCCGGTCCAATGAAGGACGAAAAAGGCAAACCTACTCGTAAGGCTGCTTCACTAGCTAGATGGAAATGCTGATATGAACGAAACTGTTTCAACTGCAAGAGAACTCGCTACACACGCAGCGGATATTGCGCACCTTCAAAGTGATATGGACAAAATGTCTGCTGATATGGCAGAGATTAAAACCATGATTGCCAACATCAATACAACACTTGCGGAAGCCAAAGGCGGCTGGAAAGTGCTCATGATGTTTGGTGGTGCAGGTGGTCTAGTAGGCGCAATGGTAGCCCAGATTATTCACGCAATCCCCGGAGGTAAGTGATGAAAGCTAACCCAATGAACCCTAAGAATCCAGCTAAACCTAGCGTTGCAAAGGCTATCAAAATTCCAACTCGTGGGCACAACCGTGCTGATCTCCAGAAGGTAAACAATCCAAAAACCAACCAAGGCTCTACAGAGCTTTTTAAGAAAGGCGGCGATACTATGGCTACTAAGATGAACCCCGGCTTCATGGCAATGATTGCTAAGAAAAAAGACGGCGCTAAGAGTGCTATGCCAGCGGCTCTAGCGAAACACGCAGCTAAACCTGCATCCAAAGCTCACGCTGGCCTCAAAGCCGGTGGTATGACCAAGATGGGCGCTGTCAAAACCAGCCCTAAGCCTGACGGTATCGCCAAGCGCGGCATGACCAAAGGCACTCAAGTCACTATGAAGAAAGGTGGGAAGTGCTAATGGCTACTAAAAAACGTGCAAAACGATTTGATCGTGGTGGTATGTCTGAAGAAGACTTAGCTAGTAATCCTAATCGCGGTATCGTAGATCAAACTGAAGAAGAAGCGGCAAATGAAGCTGCAATGACGATGCGCCAACGTGCAATGACTGAAGGCGATCGTGATGAGAAAGCAATGGCTACACCAGCAATGCGCAGCCTCAAAGTTGAGGCGGAAGCCCCAGTTAAATCTGCGCCTGCAATGCGTAAACCTAAGCCGTCTGGTGTTTCGGATACAGGTTCAAAATTAAGAGCAATGGACAATGCGATGGCTCCTAAAAAACCCGAGACCCTAGACGAACGTAGGAACCGCAGAGCCACAGAGTTTAAAGAGCTTTTTACAAGAAGGTCACCGATGGCTGCTGCCCGCGATGCTATGAAGCCTAAGTTTAAAGCTAGCTCAAGCTACGCTTCGGGTGGTTCAGTATCTGCTTCGTCCCGTGCCGACGGTATTGCTACCAAAGGCAAAACTCGTGGAAAGATTTGCTAAATGAAATACCCCGACGCTACTCCGGTGGACGAGCCTGTAGCTAAGCCAAAACAGGCGGCTAGCGCACCTAAGCAGGCAAAAGCCAAGACGTACCCTGATTCAGTCCCAGTGGATGAACCAGTCGTAAAAAAGGCCAAGGGTGGGTCCATCCGTGGCGGCGGTATCGAGTCCCGTGGCAAGACCAAGGGTAAGATGATTACCATGAAAAACGGCGGGATGTGCTGATATGTTAGCCAGTCGCGGTATGGGTAACATCAACCCCTCCAAGATGCCTAAAGGCAAGACGATCACTCGTAAGGATGATCCGAACAAGGTCGAAATGTATGCAGAAGGCGGCAAAGTAAAATCCAAAGTAAATGCGGCGGGTAACTACACGAAGCCTGATTTACGCAAACGGATTTTTAACAGCGTCAAAGCTGCGGCGATCGTAGGTACGGGTGCAGGGCAGTGGTCCGCACGTAAAGCTCAAGTTATGGCTAAACGGTATAAAGCCGCAGGTGGCGGGTACCGTGACTAAGTGGTCTGATAAACGCAAGAAGTCTATAGACTGCGATAACCCAAAAGGTTTTTCAGAGAAGGCCCACTGTGCCGGTAAGAAAAAAATGGCCGGTGGTGGTTTGGCTAAACCGCAACAGTCTCTCAAGGACTGGGGCAAACAAGATTGGACAACTAAAAGTGGTAAAAAATCTTCTGACACAGGTGAGCGCTACCTTCCAAAAGCTGCAATCAAAAGTCTTAGCGCTAGTGAGTATGCTGCAACGACCAAAGCCAAGCGAGCCGGGAAAGCCGCCGGAAAACAATTCGTAGCACAGCCTAAAACAATTGCAAAGAAAACAGCGGGATTTAGATAATGGCTAAAGCAACTGATATAAGTGATTTGCGCAAGCTGGAAGACGATGAAAAAGAACACGGCAAAACTTCAACAAAACTGAAGTCGTATGCAACGGGTGCGTTGAATTTAGTGCCGTTTTTAAATCAGTCGGGTATTTCATACCCCGGACCCAAAGAATACGAAGCTAAGGGAAAGGGGCTCAGCCGCTCTATTGCATCGGAACGCGAAGCTATTAAAAGGGGCGAAAGAGACTACATCGTCCAAGACGAGGCTCCGCTTCCTAAAGGTATGATTGAAAAAAAGGCAAAAGGCGGTAAAGTTACAGCTTCCAGCCGTGCCGATGGCCTCGCACAACGCGGCAAAACCCGTGGGAAAATGATCTAATATGGCAAGCTCAGGAACCTCAGCGTTTAATCTAGACCTTACCGAATTGGTAGAGGAGGCGTTTGAACGTGCTGGTTCTGAACTGCGCACGGGCTATGACCTGAAGACAGCTCGCCGTTCCCTTAATCTTTTATTTGCAGACTGGGCCAATCGTGGTGTAAACATGTGGACGTTTGAGCAGGGGACGATTACCTTGACTCCGGGCTTATCTACTTATGCTCTACCCGTGGACACCGTAGACCTTTTAGAGCACGTTATACGTACTGGCGCAGGCACTGCCTCGACACAAGCGGACCTAACAATCACACGTATTAGTGTGTCTACCTACGCTACGATCCCTAACAAACTTCAGCAAGCTCGCCCCATTCAGATTTGGATACAGCGGCTTGACGGTGAGCGGTCAGCTATTGGTACAGTTTTGACAAGCGCAATCACAGCTACAGACACTACGATTAGTGTAGCTACTACAGTAGGTTTGGCTACATCTGGCTTTGTAATGATTGAGTCAGAGATTATCTTCTACGGCGCTGTTTCTGGCACTCAACTTCTATATTGCTACCGTGGACAGGCTTACACCACTGCGGCGTCGCACATCAACGGAACTCCCGTATACGCGCAGAACTTACCCTGCGTAACGGTATGGCCTACCCCAGACAACACTACTACTTACCAATTAGTTTATTACCGCATGCGCCGTATTGACGATGCAGGTAACGGTGTAAACACAATGGATGTACCTTTCCGGTTCTTACCCTGCATGGTTGCAGGTTTGGCCTACTACTTGGCGCTGAAGGTCCCTAACGGGGCTATGCGGCTGGACATCCTCAAAGCACAGTACGACGAAGCATGGCAGTTTGCTGCAACGGAGGACAGGGAATCAGCGGCGTCGCGGTTCGTCCCACGTCAGATGTTTATAAATTAAGTTATGGGCAATAGATTTGCGTCAGGAAAAAGGGCGATTGCAGAGTGCGATCGCTGTGGGCAACGGTATAAACTGAAACAGCTAAAGAAAGAGATTATCAAGCTTAAGGAATACAACCTTTTGGTGTGTCCTGAGTGCTGGGACCCGGATCAACCGCAGTTGCAGTTGGGTATGTTTCCAGTAGATGATCCACAGGCCGTGCGTAATCCGCGTAATGACACGACTTATGTTACATCGGGCACAAACACAAGTGGGTACCCTTCGGGGGGCTCTAGAGATATTCAGTGGGGTTGGTACCCGGTAGGTGGGGCATCATTTTTTGACGTTGCGTTGACGCAGAACTACTTGGTTGCAACGACGAATGTTGGTATAGTTAGTATTACGGTTTCATAGGAGTTAATCATGGATAAAAAAACTGTCAAACGTATTGCAGATACCGAGGCCAAGAAGATGGTTAAGGGTCACGAGTCACGTATGCACGTAAAAAAGATGAAGGCCGGTGGCCCCACATCTGAAGACCGGATGCGAGTTGGTCGCAACCTGTCCCGCGCAGCTAATCAGAAAACGGGGTGAATCATGGCAACACAAAGCATGAAACGCATGGGCAAAGAAGTTGGCCCTGCCAGCCTCTACGCTAAACCTCACACTATGTCAGGCGGTAGCGTAACCGTTGCTGAAAATCCCGGCAAAGAACCTAACCGTAGCAAGTTAGACTCGTTTGACGTAAGCGTGGGCAATATCAGCAAATCTGCTGGTAACGAGCCAACTAAAACAACTGGTATCAAAATCCGTGGTACTGGCGCGGCTATCAAAGGTGTGATGGCCCGGGGCCCAATGGCATAAAGTATGAACTACGCTGCTCTAGTTACTGCAATCTCCGATTACACGGAGAACACATTCCTAACTGCGGATATGAATATGTTCATAAAGCAGGCAGAGCAGCGCATTTACAACACCGTTCAGTTCCCCCCGCTGCGTAAAAACATGACAGGGACTATTACAGCCAATAACAAGTACTTGTCTTGCCCTGAAGATTTTCTTTCGTCTTACTCGTTAGCTGTGGTCGATACTACTGGAGCGTATTCTTTTTTACTTAATAAAGATGTTAACTTCATCCGTGAAGCATACCCCACCCCAACCGACACAGCTATCCCTAAGTACTACGCTTTGTTTGGTCCGACAGTTTCGGGGTCTGTTATTAGCACTGAGCTTTCGTTCATTCTTGGCCCAACGCCAAATGCTACATACGTTGTAGAGCTTCACTATTACTACTATCCAGAGTCTATTGTCACTGCTAGTACTACATGGCTAGGTGACAACTTTGACTCCGTATTGCTCTACGGGTCGTTGGTAGAAGCAATTACCTACATGAAGGGCGAAGCCGACATGGTTGCTCTTTACGATGGCAAGTACAAAGAAGCGTTAATGCTGGCTAAACGACTTGGCGATGGCCTTGAGCGTCAGGATGCGTACCGTAGCGGTCAATACCGTCAGGCAGTCACATGATCGTCCAAACCCAGACCACTTCGTTTAAAGCAGAGGTGTACCAAGCGGTACACAATCTGTTAACGGACACAATCAAGATTGCCCTTTACACGGCAAACGCTAACCTTGATGCCGATACCACGGTATATAGCACCCTCAATGAGGTTGTAGCGTCAGGCTATACAGCGGGCGGAAACACCATGACAGGCGTTGCGCTTAATACTTCTGGGTACACGGTCTACGTTAACTGGGCTAATACGTCTTGGTCAACAGCAGTGACAGCACGGTGCGCCTTGATTTACAATGCCAGTCAAAGCAATAAGTCCATTGCAGTGTTGGATTTTGGGTCAGATAAAACATCTACCACTACGTTCACCATCACAATGCCCGCCAATACAGCTACTTCAGCGTTAATTAGGAGTTCAAATTGATTGTTACGACTACCAAAGGTGAAATGGACGATTCCTTGTTGGAGCATCGTTCTGGCACTGTAGACAATGAAAACGAGTTAACTACTTGGACCGAGTACTGGTTGGATGGTGAATTAGTTCACCGATCTGCTCACGTTACGCTGAAGAAAATACCCACTTTTGCAGGCGCTGAAACCGCTTCTTTTTAAGGAAATATCATGGCAAATACCCAATCAATGTGCACCTCGTTTATGGGCGAGTTAATGACCGCAACCCATAATTTCGGTACTGCACCGACCCGTGGAACGGGCGCAACCGACACATTTAAAGCGGCTCTGTATCTGACCTCAGCTACTTATAACGCGGCAACCACTGCGTACTCTGCAACAGGAGAAGTATCTGGGACCAATTACACCGCAGGCGGTGTGACGGTAACAGCAGCAACGCCGCCAACAGCAACCAACAGTTCAGCAACGGCAGGCGTAGCGTTTTTTACACCGTCAGCTTCGCTTACGTACACAACCGTAACCTTGAGCACTGCGTTTGATACCGTATTGATCTACAACTCTACTCAGAGTAATAAAGCGGTTTCTGTACACACATTTGGTTCACAGACGATCACTGCGGGTACATTTACGTTGACTATGCCTACAAACAACACGTCAACTGCGTTGTTGCGTTTGGCTACAACCTAAGAGTAGTTTGTGGCTCTCGGCTGGGGTGATGACACTTGGGGTGATTACGGCTGGGGCGGAGCGATTCCAACCACAGGTGTCGTCGCTGCGGGCGCTGTTGGCACGGTAGAGCACAGTAAAACTGTAGCCCTAAGCGGAGTAGGCGGTACAGGCGGGGTAGGGGATGTTGTTAAGGCTACCAACCTCAACAAACTTGGAGACTTAGCTTCTGGGTTTGTAGGTTCAGTTACTTATGACCACACCATAGCGTTAACTGGGGTTGCGGCGACAGGGGCAGTTGGAATTGGTTGGGGTGGTGATACTTGGGGTTCTAATAGTTGGGGCGGCGTAAGTCTTATCCCAGTATTTGTCTATGAAGTAGCTATTACAGGTGTTTCGGCTACTGGCGAAGTGGGGGAGCTTCTTGAGATTAACAACCCCAACAAACTTGGAGACTTAGCTTCTGGGTTTGTAGGTACTGTTGAGGCAAATAGAACTGTAGCGCTTTCAGGCGTAGCTGCAACAGGAGCAGTTGATACAGTAGTTGGGTCGGCTGTAACAAGTATTTCAGGCGTTAGCGCTTTAGGGGCAGTAAATCAAATTATTGTTCCGTTACCGTCGAACCAAGCTAATGGCGCGGTTGGAACTGTTACTACAGATAGGGTAATGGCCCTTACAAGCGCTAGCGCAGGTGGTTCCGCAGGTTTAGTAGCTCTGGCTAATAGGTCTTTTGCGCTGACTGGAGACTACGCAGCAGGTGACATAGGGGTTGTAATTGCGGTATATTGGAAGCTAATTGATGACATGCAGGTCGCAAACTGGCAAAATATAGATAACGTGTAATCCAAAATTGGGTTGAAATAGTAACTTGAGGTAAATTATGGCAACATCAGCAACGGCACTTTTGGGCCTAGCCCTCCCCGTAACGGGCGAATTGTCCGGTACATGGGGCGATACGGTCAACAACTCTTTGACAGCATTGCTAGACACCGCTGTAGCAGGCACTACCACACTTAGCACAGACGCAGACGTAACCCTGACAACCACAACCTTAGCGGCTAACCAATCACGTCAGGCAGTTCTTTTGTGTACAGGCGCTCGCACAGTTCTGCGAAATATCACAGCCCCGGCGCAGTCTAAAACGTATGTAGTCGTAAACATCACAACTGGCGGATTCCCTGTAGTTATAAGAGGCGCTGGGCCTACTACCGGTGTAACAGTTGCTGCAGGGTCTATAGCTTTTGTAGCTTGGAACGGATCAGATTTTGTTTCGCTTTTGAACAATCCGACAATTACAAACTACACCGAGTCTGTGGTTGCGATTGGCACTGTTGGGGCTTCGAGCACACTGTCGTTGACCAACGGTACGGTGCAGACTGCAACCTTGACAGCCTCAACCCCTTGCACATTTACAATGCCAACCGCAACGAATGGTAAAAGTTTTATTCTGCAGATAACTCAAGCGGCTACAGGCATGACTACTGCTACTTTTACAGGAGTAAAGTTTAATGCAGGTACAGCACCAGTCATTACGGCAACCGCGTCAGCCGTAGACATACTCTCATTTGTTGCTATCGGTTCTACTTGGTACGGCACTTACGCACAGGCGTTTGCATAATGTTCGCAGCACTTAATGCTTTTCTTACTGGGGCACTGCCCGTATTTAATTTCAACCTAACTACTGGGTCGGATTTAAATCTGCGAACGCAAGCGTTGGCGGCTGGGTGGAATGGTGTTTTTCCGCTAGTTGCAACGATACCCGTTAGTAACACAATCAGCGGCACAGCTGGAAATACTGCATTAACCATTAACGGCTCGTTTCCTAACAAAGTAACGCTGATAAACAATGGTTTAATCCAAGGTTTTACTGGCGCTACTGGCACTACTGGCGCTACTGGCGCTACTGGTAATCCCGGTGGAGCAGGAGCAGCGGGGACAAATGGTGCGGCGGGCGGCGGTGGCGGCGGTGGATACGCCGCACCGGGCAATGCAGGTGGTGCGGGCGGTGCTGCTGGTAACGGTAGCACAGGCGGTAACGGAACTGCTGGTGGTACGGGCGGTACGGGCGGTACGGGTAATACAGGTGGTTTAGCTATTCTCGTTTCTGTCCCTGTCTCTATTAACAACCTAACTACCATTTCTGGCGGTACGGGAGGTTCCGGCGGTGCGGGCGGTACGGGTGGTACAGGTGGTCCCGGAGGCGCGGGCGGCGCTGCTGGAGTTCGGTCCGGTGGTGGCGGCGGTGGCGGCGGTGGTGGGTATTATGATGTTGGAACCCCCAAATCCCCTTCGTATATTTATACTGCTGGTGGTACTGGTGGTAACGGATACAGCGTTGCTGGTGGCGGTCCATTTGGAGGCGCTGGTGGTGGAGTCAATGCGGGTACAGGCGGCACAGGCGGCGGCTCAGGTGGCGCAGGTTCAACAGGTGGTGGTGGAAACCTTGGCGGTGGCGGTGCAGGTGGAGCAGGGGGAGCAGCAGGCTCTGCGGGTGCTACAGGCTCTGCGGGTGCTACAGGCGGTACAGGTGGTACAGGTTCAGCAGGGGCAACAGGAGCTTATGTACAGGGTAACTCTAATGTTACGTGGATTAACTTTGGAACAAGAAATGGAACAGCATCATGATTAAATACAAAATTATTGAAACTAACATCGCAGGGCATTCTATTGTTGTGCGGTACTACACTGATATCATTACAGAAGCAATGCTATCAACGGACACTCTTGACGGCATAATTCGCCGCTGCCGTACAGACTACTCTTTTGACCTACCTGTACCAGCCCCAACAGGGACAGCGCTACATGATTTTATTGTGACCCGCGCACCTACAGCGTGGTTGCAGACACAAGAAGACGTTCTCAATCCCAACGTAGACACATCACTTGCTGCAATTATTCCGTTGGTGGGTGTTGAAGTAAACGTGGTGACAAATGCAATTTAAAGTAAAGCAGTTACTTGCAGGGGTCTTAACCACACTAGCTTTAACCAGCCACGCTGAACTTCCCAAGACGCTAAAGGTTTACAGTGCATACGTTGTAAATCTCCCGTTTTGCAAAGCCATATTTGACGAATACGATAGGGTTTACGGAACAGAATCGCAGATCAGCATTAAACCGGGGACTACTGGAATGATGGCTATGAAAGCCATGCAAGCGGAACCAGAGTTTTCGGTCTTATGCCCTACTGGGGTTTCAGATCACGTTGTCAACAAAATAACGTATCCCGGTAACGATGCGGCGTTTGACGATTTAAAAATAGTTTCGGTTTTAGCTACCCTTGGGCCTATGTTTGTCACGGGTAACGGCAATAAGTTTGCAACGCTGCCTGAGATGCTTCGGCAAGGTAAAGAGATAACCGTCGGTTACCATTCGCAAGGTTTAAAGACCGCCGCCGCTGAGGTCTTAAAGGACAGTAAGGTAATTTGGGTTGCGCATAAGTCATCCCTAGAAGCAATGGCTGCATTGAACGATGGGTCTTTGGACTTGTATCCAGATGGCGCGGGGCTTTTATCTTTAGTGTCTGCGGGTAAATTAAAAAGTCTTGGGCGTATTAACGCCCCTGATACTGTGCCCGGCATTGACCTAAGCGCGGTGTACCCGTCAGCCGCAAAGACTAAGCTTATTATGGGTATTTCGGTATCTTCAAAAAACTCTGCTGCTGACTTAAAAGAATTTGAGGCACGTATCAAGAATGTGCAGTCTTCGGCTGGCGTACAAGAAGCAATTCGTGCGGCTGGCTATAAACCGCAGTACATGTCTTCTAAAGAAGCGGAAGTGGTCATACAGACTTTTAAATCAAAATACGCGGCGCAATAATATGCCTACAAGACACGGTGAATACTGTGTTGGTGGGCTACGTTTCCTAAACAAGTATGACGCTCTAGTTTTTGCCACGCAGACTAACCAAACGGTAATGTGGGATTTTAATGACGCAGTATTTTCTTGTTTTGATTGGACAGTGCCTGTCCCCGAAAACATAGACGAGCTTTACAAGCGGCGAGCGCAACAGCTTCGAGATAAGTACGACTACGTTTCGTTATTTTTTAGCGGGGGCTTAGACAGTACCAATGTCCTTCATGCGTTTATAGACAACGACATTCGTTTAGACGAAATAGTCATGTACAAGCCCCGCTGTTATGTGCATGACCCCAATAGCCCCGTTCTTGGGAAAAACTTGTTCTCAGAGTTGGAGTTTGCAGCACTGCCACACCTACAAAAGTACGTAGAGGGTAAAGGTATAAAGGTTCGTACAATTTTTTTTGAGGATGTCTTTGACACACTGCTAAGAAATAACACCTACGTATCGCAGTTTTATAAAATTAGCGCCCTTTCAGCCTCTAATTTGGCGCGGGTAGCTATAGCAGTCACTGACGCAGATTGGAGAAGTTTGTACGATGCGGGGAAGAATGTAGCCCACATACAAGGGGCAGATAGACCAGTGCTTAGCAAGCAGGGCGCAGGTTATACGTTTGCCTTTAATGATTCTGTATCTTCTTTTTCATTTGAACCAGCAGAAGCAAACGAGACGTCTGAAAAACTAAAGGCGCATCAGCATCACGAGTGGTTTTACTGGACTCCTGATATGCCTAAGCTGGCAATTAAACAAGCGCAGCTAACAAAACAGGCTTGGATGGCAAACCCAGAAAAACCCCGTGGGCAAGATATAGCTATAGAACAATTGTTTCCCTCGCATGTTTTAAGTGTCCGCAATTTGTTTCATGCAGGAAAAGCTATGTGGGGGACTAATAGCATTAATCACCAGTGGATTCACTCCCCAGAAATAACCTATGCAAAAGGCGTTTTTGTAGACATGCTATCTCACGCAAGGGCAACAGTAAGTGATAAACTTACCCTGCCAGACCCCAATATCCGAGCAGAAAGGCCAAGAGCAGGGTCATACATACATATGCACTCAAAAGAATATAGGTTGTAATGCTTGATGCACTTGCTTCTGCTCAGATACCGTGGCCCAATACCGAGACAAAAATCGTGTTGGTGTGCCGCGTCGTACTGCCGAGCGAGAAGTACGGGGCAAACGAGTTTTTAGACAAAGACGGGAGGGTGTGCCGTTGGGTTGTGGAGGTGATTAAGAAAGAGCGCCATGATTGACCCCCTAACCGCTTTTGCTGTAGCACAGGGTGCTATAAAAGGAATCCAAGCTGCTATAAAAATGGGCAAGGATGTCCAAGGCATCACGAATGACGTGATGAAGTTTTTTGACGCAAAAGATAAAGTAGCCAAGGAAGCAATAAAAGACCCAAAAAAGAAGTACAGTTCAGACACCAGCCAAGCAATGTCTACGGTCATGCAACTGCATGAACTGAATAAAGCCGAGGAAGAGTTGAAGTGGCACTTTATCAACCAAGGCCATAGCGCCTTGTGGACACAGATTGTTTTAGAGCGCAACTCGATTGTGCAGCGCAGGAAAGTGCAGGAGATACTGGATGCTAAAGCGGCTAAGAACCGCAAGGCAGAGATTGACGAAGCCATCACAATGGGTCTTTGCGTACTAGTAGCCGCAGCCATTTTTACTTTGGTTGCTTGGGGGATTATTGCAATGAAAGGAAAACTATGAAAGTTGCATGCGTTGATATTTTTGATGGGCTTGTAAACGCTACGTTGCGCAATCAAATTATTACGTACATTATGGGTAGCGCTTTCCGTATTGGATGGCCTGATTCTAGTATTGGCCCAAAATCTGCCTACAAGTACCTGCACTCGCGGTACACCAAAGAAGAACTTATAGCATGTGGGCTAGGAAATGTAATTCTCTCATCACCAGAAATTGCTCCACTTGTAGAGGGCAAAGAGTTAACTAGGTGCGTTATAAATTTAACCCATACAGGGGATATAAACTTTGCCCACACCCACCCTACAGGGGAAACAGTTGTTTTGTACTACGCAAACTTAGATTGGCTTCCTGAATGGCGGGGAGAAACAATGTTTTACAACGACGATTGTTCTGAAATAATTTATGCCTCTAGGTACACACCCGGACGAATTGTTGTTTTTGATGCAACTATTCCCCACGCCATTAACCCCCAGTCGAGTATTGGCCCACAGAATAGATTTACAGTTACTATTAGTTTTAACCCTATACCCCCAAAAGTAGAAGCATAGAAAGGAAAAAATATGTTTGACATCACAGGACTACTAGCAGTCGGCGGTAAGCTCATAGACAAGCTCATCCCCGACCCAGAGGCCAAGGCCAAAGCCCAACTCGAACTTGCCACACTTGCCCAAAGCGGTGAACTGGCAAAGATGGCTAATGAGACTGACCTTTACAAGACTGAGCAAGCTGGCGTGTCTGAACGCTGGGATGCGGATATGTCATCCGATTCTTGGTTGTCAAAGAACATTCGCCCTATGGCCTTAGTTGCCATTTTTATTGCTTACTTTTTGTTTGCACTGATGAGCGCCTTTGGGTACAACGCGCAAGCGTCTTACGTTGAACTGCTAGGGCAGTGGGGCATGCTAGTCATGTCGGCGTATTTTGGGGGTCGCACGCTTGAGAAAATCATGGAAATGCGGAGCAAGAAGTGATAATTCAGCACTTGAAACACCCGTTTCATCACACCATCATTTACAATTTTTTTGACGCCAAGGCGTTGAATGAAATAAAACAAGAAGCGCTTTCGTTAGTTCCTACGATTGAAGCTACAGAGCCAAAAGACGTACACCACGCGCAACTGCGTAATACGTCTCACACTTTATCTCTTGGCCTAGATGACTTTTTTGTAGAAGACCGGAATAAAAGCAAGATAATTTCCTTTACTAGAGAAATTTTTAACCTATGCAATCAAGGAGTGCTGCATAGTAAAGACAACCCTTTTATAGGCTATATACCAACAAGCAATCACGACAACACGTTTTTGCAGCTTTATAAAAACGGGAGTAGCTACTTTGCCCATCAAGATGCTGCAGTGGTGACCATGCTATACCCCATTTTTCTAGGCAAAGACTTTGAAGGCGGCAAGTTAACATTTCCAAAACATGACTACACACCGCACTTGGAGGATAATTCCTGTTTAATTTTTCCAAGTTTTGAGTTACATGCTCTTTCGGCGGTGACTTCTAACGATGAAGGTTACGTCAGGGCTTCTATAAACCAAAGGCTGTACATAAGATGAGCAGAGAACAACTATCCCAATGGGTTACTTTGATTGCGTCCGTCACTCTGTCGCTTACTGTGCTGTCAATGGTATTCGTGTTTATGTTTGGGTTCTTTGACGTGCTAGTCGATAACGACAAACTGTTTGGAATTGTTGGCCCTGCGTTTCAAACCATTGTTGGCGGGTTTCTCGGCCTTATTACTGGTATCAAAATAGGAGAAAACGGAAATGACAAGCCTAAGTAAGCATTTCACCCTTGCGGAACTTACAGTCACCGACCACCGCGAGTTTGACAACAGCCCGACACAGGAAGAAATAAGCAACCTGCAACGCTTGGCGCAACTGCTGGAGCAGGTCAAGGAAACCCTTGGCGGCAAGCCTATCATGATTAACTCTGCCTTCCGCAGTAAGCAGGTCAATGACGCAGTTGGAAGTTCTGACAAGTCTCAGCATCGTAAGGGGTGCGCGGCTGACCTCCGAGTGCCCGGTGTAACTCCAGACGAGGTAGTCCGTGCCGTGATTGCTGCGGGTTTACCCTTTGACCAAATTATTCGTGAGTTTGACCGTTGGACTCACATCAGCATACCCAACACAGAAGATGCAGAACCCAGAGGCAATGCGCTTATCATCGACAAAGCAGGTACTCGACCTTTTGCCTAATTCATGGGAAAATGAGCCATGCCCTTACAAAAGATTACCCTAAGACCCGGTATTAACCGCGAGAACACTCGGTACACCACCGAGGGCGGCTATTACGAGTCGGACAAAGTTAGGTTCCGTCAGGGCACACCAGAAAAGATCGGTGGGTGGACACGCATCTCTGCCAATACTTTCATAGGCGTATGTCGGTCACTTTGGAATTGGGTTACGTTAGGTGCTCAGAATTTGATTGGGGTAGGCACAAACGTAAAGTTCTATATCCAGAACGGCGGAGCTTACTACGACGTTACCCCTATCCGCGCAACATCTACGCTAACCAATCCGTTTACTACCGTAAATCTGTCTACTACCGTTACAGTTGCTGACGCTGCTAGTGGGTACAACCTTGGTGATTACGTTACGTTCTACGGCGGTACAGCAGTGGGCGGCTTAACAATCCTTGGCGAGTACGAGATAACTTCCACTGGCACTAACAACTATACGATTACAGCCGCTTCTGCAGCGACTTCCTCAACTACTGGCGGCGGTACGGTCTATGCCGTATACCAAATTAACATTGGCCCGCCCTATGAAGTTCCGTTGACAGGCTGGGGTTCAGGTACTTGGAGTTCCGGTGTATGGGGCACTAGCGCCAACTCTACTCAGCCTATGCGCCTTTGGAATCAAAATAACTTTGGGCAAGATTTGCTGTGCGGGCCTAGCACTGACCCCTTGTACTTATGGAGCGCAAATATAGGTTACGTAGGCACCGGCATAACTCTTACCATTGCAACACCTTGCGTAGGCACTAGCGTTGTCAACCTACCTGACAAGACTGCCATTACGCTACAAACTACTGGGGCGCTTCCCACAGGGCTTGTTGTTGGAACAATATACTACACACGGTACTTATCGAGTACTACGTTTAATTTGTCGGCTACTCCTACTGGGGCGCTTATCAATACGTCAGGGTCACAATCTGGGGATCACACTATTTCCCCACGGATGATTGCGCTTACAGAGCTAAACGGAGCTTCAAGCGTCCCCCTAACACAAAATTACTTTATTATTTCTGACGCAAGTCGGTTTGTTATTTGTTTTGGAACCAATGATTTTGGTAGTACAGAGTCTGACCCCATGCTTATTCGCTGGTCAGACCAAGAGTCGTACTTAGAGTGGGCACCTGCAATTACAAATCAAGCAGGTAGTGTTCGCTTGTCCCACGGCTCCAGAATTGTCACGGCACTGCAAAGCCGCCAAGAGATTGTGGTTTGGACGGACTCAACCATTTATTCACTGCAGTACCTTGGCCCGCCTTATGTCTGGGGAACACAACTTATTGCCGACAACATATCAATCATATCGTCTACCGCCGCTGCTATTGGCTCCGGTATTACCTACTGGATGGGCATAGATAAGTTTTACAAGTACGACGGACGGGTTCAGACCCTGCGTTGCGACGTGCGTCAATACATCTTTAACGACATTAACTTGCAGCAAGCCGACCAGATTTTTGCCAGCACAAGTGAAGGTTTTAACGAGGTCTGGTGGTTCTATTGTTCGGCAAACAGCTTTACTGTGGATCGCTACGTAATCTACAATTACTCCGAAGACATCTGGATGTACGGTAATTTGGCTCGCACTGCATGGCTAGACTCCGGACTAAGGGATTACCCTATAGCAGCTACTTACGCATACAACCTCGTTGACCACGAGTCTGGTGTAGACGACAACATTGGAGCTAACCCTGCAGCCATTGAAGCTAGCATTACAAGCTCGCAGTTTGACATTGGTGATGGGCACAACATGGCGTTTGCGTGGCGTATGCTGCCTGACTTGACCTTCCGTGGCTCTACAGACGGGACTACGCCTAGCTTGACTATGCAGCTTTTGCCTCTGCAGAACTCTGGTTCGGGGTACAACAACCCCCTGTCAGTAGGCGGTACAAGCGCCACAGCATCGTTGCCCGTAACAGCTACGCAGACATACCCAATTGACTTAGACACCTTTACAGGGCAAATTAATATCCGTGTACGCGGTCGTCAGATGTCTATGCGGATTACCTCAAATACACTCGGTACTCAGTGGCAGCTAGGTAGTCCACGGGTTGATGTGCGGCCTGACGGCAGACGTTAATATGGCCCAAAAGAACGTAATTGCCCCCCGCCTTCCTGTAGCACCGGAAGAGTACAACCGTGCATACCAAGATCAGTTAACTAGCCTACTGCGGTTGTATTTCAACCAATTAGATAATAGTGGCCCAGTTAACATCTCTACACAACGTGCTGGAGCCAATATAATTGCGGCATTGAGCGCTCCTCCTGTACCCGGAACAGCCACTCCGAGCTTGCCAACTCAGGCAGATTTAGCTAACCTTCGAGTAGGCGATGTCTACTACGATACAACCGCCAGTAATGTACTGAAAGTAAAAACATGATACAACGCTATGACGCTAATGGGTTCCCACTACCTGATGTACCAGACTACGGCGCATTTAACCAAAACTTTGGGAGCGAATCAAATTACGCCTTGCGAGGACCTAAATCAACAGTGTCTGACCTAGAAGCTAAGGCTATTGCAAACAATACTTCTACTAGTACCGATAGAACTCCAGCCAGCGGAAAATACGTATACGATTCTGCAACAGGACAATATATTTGGGTTCCAGCGGGGACTGCAGCCCCTGTTGGCATAGCAGCAAGCCCTGCCTATGTAAATCAAGATCGTGGTGGGCGTGGGGATATCAATCCAGCAGAACAAGGCCGCATCAATGCGTTCATGGATAAAGAAACTGCAACAGATAAAGCTTTACAAACTCAAGAAAATGCTGAAATTGGCGATAGATATGCTCCCGTGCCTAATAACTTTACACAGGGTGCACGCATACAAAAAGATTTATCTTTTCTTAACCCCATGAACAACCCCATAATGAGGGGGTTACAAGCTCTTTTTGGAACACAAAACCCTAATTTGGTGACTGTAGAAGATAGAACGCCTGTTAATGTTAATAATTCTATTACTGCTACAGCCGCACAACAAGCCGCTGACGATGCGGAGGCTAATGCAATATCAAATGCAAATACGTCTACTGTAGGCATGAAAGGTCTACCTAGCGGATATAACGCAAGCACCTCATACGGAGGAGTTAATGCCCCCACTGCTGGTACAGGCGGTGTTGGTAAGCCCGGTGAAACCGCTGTAGGAGGGGCAGTAGCTCCTACTGCTACTAATGAGGGCCTTACTAGTAGAGGTATTACAAGTGGCGTTACTACTGCTGATACTACTACGACTGATGTTGATTCCGCTGTTGATGCTGCTCCTCCTTCCGATAGTGAAACTGGTAAAGATACCGGCGCTGATGGTGTCGGTGGTGGGCCCGGCGGATGTTTCTTGACTACTGCGGCTGTGTCGCACATGAAACAAAAAGACAACGGGGAAGTGCTTAATACCCTCCGTGATTTCCGCGATACGTACATGCGCAAAAACAAGGAAAAATCCAAAGACGTTGCGTGGTACTACAAAAATGCCCCGCGCATTGTGGCTGCACTCGACAAAAGGCCCGATGCGGATAAAGTGTACAAAAAAATGTACAGCGACTTTATTAAGCCTGCCTACAAAGCCATCCAAGAAGGGGACGATGCACATGCCTACGAAATCTACAAAGATGGAATTGATTTTGCCAAAAAACATTCAGGTATCGACAAGGAGGACCTCACGCCTCGTTATGGACCTCGTGGTATGGCCTCTGGCGGTATTTCAAATTTTGCGGGTGGTGGGTTGGGTGATCTTGGCGGTTACTCTGACGGCGGTCGTTTACTACGTGGCCCCGGCGACGGCGTATCTGATTCCATCCCTGCCAGCATTGGCGGCAAGCGCCCTGCTCGGTTAGCCGACGGTGAATTCGTAGTACCTGCTCGTATCGTCTCAGAACTCGGCAATGGCTCGACTGATGCTGGTGCTCGTAAGCTATATGCAATGCTAGACCGTATCCAAGCTGGGCGTAAAAAGACAGTTGGTAAAGGCAAAGTTGCAACGAATAGCCGTTCGGACAAGAACCTGCCAGCATGAAAATTCAGTATGTCTCCCCTGAATGGGTGAACTATACTTGGAGTAAGGTTGAAGGGTACATTGCCGACGCACTTGCGCACTCTAGCGGAGACTACACAGTAGAGCAGGCTAAGGTATTTGTTACCCAAGGAAAATGGATACTGCTAGTCGGTGTAGGCGACGATGGTGAGTTACACGGCGCAGCAACAGTTGAGTTTTTTAATCGCCCTGATGATCGGGTTGCATTTATTACCGCTATTGGCGGCAAGCTAGTCAGTAATGTCGATACGTTCGAGCAACTAAAAACCTACGCAAGGTCTATGGGTGCTACAGCTATCGAAGGTGCTGCTAGAGAGTCAATTGCTAGGCTTTGGAAGCGTTATGGCTTTGAAGAAAAATACCGTATTGTTGGGGTAAAACTATGAAATTTAATGACCGTTCAATGGCTTTGCTGGGCATTCCAGACTTGCCCCCCCGCGCCTTTATCCGCAAAGCTGGCGGTGGAATTATTCCTCAAGGCGGCGGCGGTTCAGCCCCCACTACCACTGCCGAAAAAACTACAGGTTTACCTGCTTGGGCGCTTCCCTATGCGCAAGACACCTTAGCCAAACAGCAAGCGTTATCAAATCGTCCATACGAAGCATACGGCGGCCCACGCATTGCTGGATTTAGTCCATTGCAAGAGCAGGCTAAGAATACCGCCGCAGGCATGCAAACAAGCGGAGCTACCGGCGCTGGTATTGGTTTAGCAGGTGCGGCAGGTATGGGTGGCCTAAACAACCAAACATTTGGTAATGCTCAAGCTGACCAGTATATGAGCCCCTACATTCAGAATGTAGTTGATATCCAAAAACGCGAAGCTCAGCGCCAGTCCGGTATCCAAGGAACTCAACAACAAGCACAAGCCGCCCAAGCCGGAGCCTTTGGTGGTAGTCGTGACGCAATTATGCGTGCTGAACGCGAACGCAATCTTGGTTCTCAGATGGGCGACATTCAGGCGCAAGGTAGCCAACTTGCGTACACAAACGCCCAGAACCAATTTAACGCCGATCAAAACCGTGGCCTTCAAGGACTACAACTTGCTTCTAATGCAGCAAATACTCTTGGTACTCTTGGCGGTCAACAGTTCCAGCAAGGTGTAGACATCAATAAGCTTCAGTCAGCTTACGGCGCTCAAGAGCAGTCTATGAATCAACAGGGCCTTACTCAAGCCTATCAAGACTTCATGAACCAGAAGAATTACCCACAACAGCAGTTGGGTTACATGGCAAACATGATTAACGGCCTACCACTTGGAACTACAAGCACAGGTACAACTACTTACAACGAAGGGTCTCCGTCTGGGCTGCAGTCATTGGGTTCTCTTGCGTCTACTGCGTATGGACTAAGTAAGTTCTTTGCCAAGGGTGGTTACATAGATAAAGAAAAAAGCGTAACCGATGAAGACAACATTGCAGAATTTGTGCGTGGTTTAGATGACCAAGAACTAGCTCAAGCTAAGCAAGCGGCGGAAGCTAGTGGGGATAAAGTAAAACTCGAGGTAATTGTTAAGGAAGAAGGGCTCCGTGCTTCTATACAACGTGGTGGCCTTGCGTCTCTACCTGTAAATATGAACAAAATGATGCCGACTACATTGAGTGCGGCCCGTGGCGGCATTGTTGCTTTTAATGGGAATGAAGAGGAAGATGGAAGTTATGTAGACCCTGACCTTACTAACCCCATGCAACTAGCTCAACTAGGCACTTCAACACAGGGCAATCCCAAAATCTACAATGAAGCTGTCCAAACTATGATGGACCTGTATAAGAACAACGCTAAGCGAGAGTTCAAAGAGTTTACGCCGGAAGACGCAAAAGCGGCTAGAAAGGCTTCTCGTGAAATTCAGATGGAAGGCGTAACTGAGGACCCTTATAAAGGCTATGAAGAAAGCATAAAGAAGAAGGAAGCTGGTCGGGACAAAAGATTAGAGCAAGCTAAAGGGCTAGCGGCGTTTCAGTTTGCCAAAACTATCCTTAAAGGCAATAACCTTGCGCGTGGCTTTGGTGCGGGCGTTGCAGATGCTGGTGAATCTTACGGCGCAGCGTTAAAAGCTGAAGAAGACCAAGAACAAGCTATTGCAAAAATGCGGTTCCACATGGGTGAAGCAAAACGTAAAGAGCAAATGGGCTTAACTAGCGAGGCTAGAAAAGATGCGGCACTGGCTCAAAAAGCTAAACTTGATGTGTTTAACGCTGGTAGCAACAGAGACAAGGCTAGCGCTAGTATGCTTAGAGGGATTGCCAGTATTGCTCAACCTCGTAAAGGCGCTGGCGGCGCGGGCCGAAATGACAACTCTGTAAATAGAAATTTATTTTCAGCTATGAATTTAGCTGAAAAAGTAGACGCATCTATAGATAGAGCAAGAAAAGACCCAGCATATTTGACAGCGCTAGAGGATGCTAAATTAGTTCCCGATACTCCAGCAAAGAAAGCCCGCGTTGAAAAAGCACAGAAATACATAACTGATACAGACACCCGTTTAAATACTAGAAAACAAAGAGCCGATGATCTTGTAGACCAATACCAACCCGGTGGTAAGGCAACGCCTAAAACAACTGCCAACCCTGCTGTAGCAGCACCCGCCGCTGCAGTTGCTGCGCTAAAAGCCAATCCTAGCTTAGCCAGTCAATATGATTTAAAATTTGGAAAAGGCGCGGCAGCTAAAGTACTAGGACAATAACATGGCTAATTTCTTTGATAAGTTCGACGAAACCCCAGCAAAGGGGAATTTCTTCGATCAGTTTGATGCTGCGGAAGCACCAAAGGAAGTGGCTGTAGCGCCCCAAGCCGAGGCAGGGGGCAGTGATTTTTTCCGTGGCATAGGCAACATACCCGGACAAATTCAAGAAAGTTTTGGTAATGCCAAGGCATTTGCTGGGCTACTGTCTGGTGATAAAGACTTAGTTAAAGGCGGTATGGACACCGCTGTAGCTGGCAAAGCCCGTCAAATCGGTAAAGAATCTGACTCCTTTAGCAACGCCTTTGACAAAGGTATTGGTACAGTTTTGACTGACTGGCTACCGTACCAAATTGGCGCTGGTGTAGGAAACATTGCCGAAACACTTGCTTTCATGGGTATTGGCGCGGTTGCTGGTGGCGGTGTTGCTTCTATTCCCGGCGCGGCGGCTGGCGTTGTAGGTAAAACTTTAATTAAACAGGGCATCAAAGAAGCCGCTGAAAATGTTATTGAGGCTGAGGCTAAGAAAGCCATTGCCGCAGGCGCTACCAAAGCCGCTGCAAAACAAATTGCAGAGGAAGCTGGCGCTAAATTTGTAGAGGCTGAGGCTAAACGAGTATTTGCAGATGCAAGTAAGGCTGCTGGCAAACAATACGTCAAGTCTAAGGGTAAATCAATAGGCGCTACAACAGGTATGGTGGCCCAAGCTGGTATGTACGGCACTGGCGAAGTCACTGGACGGGCTATTGAAGAAGCCGAAAAACAAGGTAAGAGCGTTGATGAAGTTGAGTTAGCCCGAATAGTCCCTGCTGCTATTGTGCACGGCGTTGCGGATTACTTTGTCAATAAAATTGGTCTTGACTCTTTGAAAATTGGGGAAAAGACCCTCAATAGCTTGGCGCTGGACATTGGCAAACGCATAGCCGTTACAGGTACTAAGCAGATTCCCGCTGAAGAGATTCAAACTATTGCTGAACGCTATGGCGCGAGCCTATCCCTAACCGATGCTGCGGCAGTCAAAGAATATGTGGACACTGCTGCGGCATCTATTGCTATGGCAGTTGCGCCCGGCGCGGTGGGTGGGGTTCGTACTAACCTCTCTAACAAGATTATTAACTCAATTAAAGAGCAACGTGAAACAGAACTAAATCAGACCGAGGAGCAACTCAAGCGCGCTTCGACAAGTGTTGCGGGTATGCCTGAAGACCAGACGCTCCCAGACACTCCTGAGTTTACTGCCGCGTTTAAAGCTGCAACCCAACAGCTTGGCGAAGAAGCGCCACCTGCCTCTGAGATACCAGTTACTACTGATGAAACACAAACAGCGGGACTACCCGTTACCGAAACACTACAAGGAACCACAACCGATGGCAATGAAACCACTGAAACCGTCAAAACAGAAACGAAAGGACAACAAACGTCCGCAGCCACAGTAAATCAACTTGCTAGAGAAGAACAAAAAAATGCCGGTTGGAATGAGGCATGGCCTTTTGCTCCTATTGATTTAGCTAATGCTGATTTCTTGGAACTAATAAAGAACGATGTTAATTTAACGGATGAAGAAAAAATAAAAATTCTTGATGCGGGTAAAAAGTTGGGGGTAGTATCTAAAAATGAACAAATAAAACCTCCAACTTCTCAAACCCAGCAAAAAGACGAAGCGCTCAAGCCTAAGACTATTGCCGATCTCTCCGAAGTTCAACAGGCCGAAATCAATCGCCGCAGGAATGAGCTTGTAGAAATAGCGATGGATAACGGCGCTGATAGCAAGGCTTACATAAAAAAATCTAAATACTTAGCCGACATGCTAAGTGGGTTAGGTGTGACTGAAAGCGGAAAACTTAGCGCTAAGCGTACTAAAGAAGGCTACCTTCCAGTTGAGAAACTTATTAAAGAAGGTTCACAGGCTACCGCTGAAACTCAAGATACAACCCCTGCATACAAAGGCACGGACGTAGCGGGAGCTATGGAGCAGGCCGGTAAAGTTGAGAAGCGGGAAGAGGAAGAACGCCAAAAAGCCTACGACGAGTCATTAGGGCGTACACCAAGAAAGTACGACATCTCTGAAGCCGACACAAAACTTTATAACGATACACGTGATGAAGTAAACAAAAGCGCAGAAGAATCCAACGCCAGACGCCTAGAACTTATTAAACAGCATGATGATGCTGCTGCGGGGCTAAAGGCCATTGAGAATCAAATTGACGAGTTACCTGATGATGGCGGCGACGCTATGGTAGCAAGTCCCGAAGAAATCAAGCTACAAGAAGAACACAAAAAAGCATTGGGTAAGTTACTCACTGCTGAGGCTGCGTTAGATAAGCATGGCCCCGAACTACGTTTCTTGCCAGAGTACACAAAGAATTTTCCCCCTCATATGAAGGATGTTTACTTTGGAAACATCACACAAGGCGGCAGCGGGCGCAATGAGCATCGGAAAGCGGCTAAGGCGCTGCAGGAATACTTGCAAAAAATTGGTGGTAGGGAGAAAGAAAACATATCTGACCAAGATCGTGTTAAGGTAAACCATTATGAAGAAAACCGCGCTGAATACAGCAGGTTGTTCGGGGTGCGGTTCCCACGCTGGCAAGACTTAACTGAAGGCCAGAAAAAAACTTATGACCGTGAAGTTACAAACAATGCTGGTATACAGCAGGATGTAGGCTTTGCTAAGCTAGGTGTAAAACTGATTGAAGATAGTAGCGAGTTCACGGAAGGGCAGAAACGCGAACTACAAAATACCCTTGACCGAAAAGAAAAAGTACGTATTGAGTCTTTAGCGCAACAAGCCAAAGATAAAAAAGCCCGTGAAGAGCATGCTCGTGTTGTGTCCCCGCTGACTGGAGATAAGCTACTCCCCCCTGCCGTAATTGAAATGATTATGAATGGGGACGCCCCCGGGGTTCTTCAGTACCTTACTACCCTTGGCGGAACCCAAGGCACAAATGCGTATAAAAAACTTCAGGGCTCTGTAGCTATAGCTTTGAATGGGTTAAAGTTAAACACAAAAATTAAATTGGTTGACTCGTCTAAGATTAACGATGACTTGGCGCAGTACGACCCTAAGACAGATACCATTCTTATTACACAGGAAGGACTATCTAATCATACTTTACTGCATGAATTTGTACACGCAGGAACGGTTAAGGTAATAAACGAATACTTATATGGCAACCGCAAATCTTTAACGCCTCAACAGCTTAAAGGGGTGGAGCACTTGCAGAAAATCATGGACATTACACGTCCGATGCTTGAAACTGACCACCCAGAGGCGTACAAAAACTTATTTGAATTTGTTGGGTACTCCCTATCTGATAAAGTTTTACAGGACGATCTGCGCGATGCCACAGTTACTGCAGAGATATCTACAGAGCTAAACAAAAACGAAAAATTTATTGAGGCACTAAACTTTCTTGGTAAGCCTATAGGTATAGAAGAGTCTATCCTGCCAAGAGATGGTTCTGCTTGGTCAGGTTTTAAAATAGCAGTTGCCAGTATTATTAATTTTGGTCGGCGTGCGTTTACGAAAAACAAAAAGGTTTCGTACACCCCTGAGTTTTTGATGGAGACCTTCGCGGCGTTTGACGATATTCTCGCTAAGCCTACCGAGCCTATCTTCCTACCAATGCTTTCAGGTAAGGAGAAAAAGCAAGCAGATCAAGCTGAAAAGAAGGCCAAGGCTGAATTGCATGTGCCTAAACTTGGCGAAGTCGATCCTGCCTATGCGCTTAAAGAGACTGAAGTTCCTGAGCCTTTTACTAATAAAGTAAAAGAAGTACGGACAATCAATGGATGGCAAAAAATAGCGCGTCTTTTTGCAGATGACCGCTACCCAATTAAAAACTGGGAACGAGAGCGAGCTATGTCTGGGCTGATAAAAGGGCTAAGCGCTGGCAAAAACTACATGAACAACATCTACGAGCAGATTATTCTGGCTACTGGCGATGCGCGTAACTTCTATCATGTGTACATTGAACCCGCTGCTACCATGCTTGACCAAGCTGTAGGTGAATTTGCAAAAGGCGCAGGCTACACCGCCAAGCGTGCTGTAGAAGAACTACATAAGATACTTGAAGCAGTCCATGAGCCAGAGCGCCGTATGGTCAAGTACCTATTGTCTGTACCACTCAAGCCTATTGCTGCAGCGCGCCGTGAGCAGATCATAAAGCTGCTTGACAATAACAAAATGTCTGTAGCTCAAGCTAAGCAGTTGCGGATTGCATTAGAAGACATCGTTCTTGAAAAAGATGCCAAGGGTGAAATTGTGTTGGGTAATGATGGATATCCAAAGCCAAACATGAAGTACGTAGACCCTTTAGGCTCTAGCTCGCGTTCTAAAACAATGGGCGGAGAGGCTGTTCCGTTTAATATTAACTTTGATGCAGAGTCATACAACGCGACAGGCATTGAATTAAATGCCGCAAGGGACATTCGTAAGCAGTTGGAAACTCATCCGCAGGCCACTGAAATCAAGATGGTTATGGAAGCTTTGCAAAAACTCCATCAGGAAACTACGTCGCTTAATAAACTTGCTAACTACTGGTCCCAGCCCGTTAGTAATCGTGTAGCGTTTTATGGTTTTGAAAACTATGTGCCACTAAAAGGCAAACCCAATCCTCAACGAGTAGACGAAGACCTTGACTTTGATACTATGGGTGGCAATGGCAAAGAGCTACAGGAGAGCCCCGGCACAATGGATGGGCGGTTCAGCGTATCTAACAACCCTATTCTTCAAACTATGACAGACGCTACCCGTGCTGCAATGCGTGCTGGGCGTCGTAACTTGACCCAAGCTATTAAGAATTCTCTTGACTATGACAAAGAGAAGAACCCATATGGTCAAAATGCTTTAAAAGGATACGTTAAACAGACTATTAAGTTTGAAGAGCGTAATACGGTAGACCTTGCTGATCTAAAAGGCGAAACTACTATTTTTCATTACAACGAAGACGGCAGCATTGATATTCTGGTTGTGCAGGATGAAAAGCTTCGGAATTCAATTCGTCGCTCCTACAAAGATACGAACGTATTTGTTGATTACGCCAACAAGATTACAAGTGGTCTTGGGCAGATGCACACCCGCTACAACTATCAGTTTGCTCCAATGAACTTTGTTCGGGATACGCTGGCTAACGCATGGAACATTAGCGCAAGCGAAATGGGCCCAGTAGAAGCTGCTCGTTACTTGAAGGATGTAACCGCGCAAGTGGTTGGTAAAGCCGGGCTTTACAAGGCAATGCAAGTTGCCATGCTTTATAAGAAAGGCGATGAAAAGTCGCTTTTGGCTTTACAAAACTTATCCGATAAAGACCCCTACATTCGGGATATGGTTGAGTTTATTCGTCAGGGCGGCATGGTTTCGTACATGCAGGGTATATCCCTGAAGTCTAATTTTGACCAGCTAAACAAGAGCATTGGCGCTTCAGGCATTGTTACAAAAAAAGAAGACGTAGAAAAGTTACTTGACACATGGTCTGACATGTTTGAGTTGGCTAGCCGTGGTTCTGCGTATAGCATAGCTAAGAATAACTTTAGCAAGACCATGAGCGAGCAAGATGCCAAAACAAAAGCCGCTGTCTTTACTAAGAACCTTGCTAACTTTGAGCAGGTAGGCGAGTGGGGCAAAGGCATGGGCGCTATGTTCATGTTCTTCCGTCCGTCTGCCACAGGTGCGGTGCGCGCGGTAGAGTCATTTGCCCCTGCGTTCATGAAACTTAGCGATGCGGTCAATCGCCTGTCACCTGATATTGCCGCTAACGAAACAGCAAAGGCTGAGTACATTAAGAACTTTAAACAGCTACAGAAAAATGCCCGCATTACAACAGCGGCGCTAACTGGGATGGGCATCATGGCATACGCTATGGCTCAGATGTTCTCGGATGATGACGACCTAGGACGCAACGCTGTAGCTACAGACAATATGGACCAGTGGACTCGCTATGCGCGTTTCCATGTACCTCGCGCAATTTGGGAAGGTATGGGGCTCAAAAAGCCTTTGGTGTTCCAACTGCCTTGGGGATTTGGTGGTGGCGCGTTTGCCGCAGCAGGGTCTCAGATGGCTTCTGTAGTAGCGGGCTCGCAGCCTCTAGGACCAGCCTTGATAAATATAGGTACAACCATTGCTATGGATTCGTTCATGCCAATCCCTGTATCTCGTATATCCCTACGCGAAAAACCGTTGGAGTTCTTTGTTGACTCAATCATGCCTAGCTTCTTGCGCCCGATCGTAGAGTTCTCTATGAATACAGACGGCTTAGGTAGAGACATTAACAGCACATTCCAGCGCCGTTTGGGTGATGCATACACAGGCAAAGACAGCACTCCAGAGGCTTGGAAAGATGCGGCAGCGTTTATGCACGACGCTACGGACGGTGGGATTGATATCAGCCCAAGCACCCTGCACTTCTTTACCAACAGCTATATCGACGGTGTGGCTCGTATTGGTGAGACTGCGTATGGACTGCACGACTTAACCAAAGGGCAGAAGGATTTTGATCCTAAGACTGACATTCCTTTATTTGGTTCGTTCTTTGGAACACGGTCAAACTACGACGCTCGGCAATTTAGCTCAGTTGAGACTAAGATTAAGAACATCGAAAAGGTGCTTAATACCTATAAAGATGATCCAGACAAGTTGGCTGAGTACAAAGATAAACACCCCACGTATGCTACTGTGGTCAAGATGTACAACACACAACTTAACCAGCAGCTAAATCCGTTACGCGCTAGAAACAACGAAATACGTAGGGATAAAGACCTTACTAGGTCAGACAGAGAGGCCATGCTTAGGGAAAACGCTTTCCGCGAGAACCTAGCAAAAAGCCGAATGATAGATACCTTCAAGGACTACGACGTAGAACCTTAACGAACACGCCAAGCGCGTACTCCGATGTGCTTATCCTTTACGGTGACATAGCACTTTACGAAGACTCCAGCGCGCTTGGCTCCACTGTCTATGGCATACATCATCTCCGCAAGGCGCAAGGTAGGGATGAAGAAGCTATCACCCACCACCATGCCCTGAAACGGAAACACCCACTCTGGTTCAGTTATTTCATTGGGGGTCATCAAAGAAATCTTCGGGTAACTCGGTCTTGAACCAGTACAAGTAAGCGGGGTCTACTTGTACGGCAGACTTCCATCCTGTAGTGAGTCGCCCTTTCTTGTCGTCAATCAACTGCTTGTTCTCTCGCATCTCAAACTCAAACTCGCGGGTACTGATTTGACGTTCCGCCAAGTACTTCTTAAAGTCGGTCTTAGATACTTGCAGGAGGTTCTCATCACTGACAATACGCCCAACGATCTGACCGCGCGGCTCCATCGCTACCCTGCCATCCTTCAGCACCAGCATATTGCCCATGTTCTTATTCACAAAGTCAGCAAGGACGGATGCGTAGTCGGTGCGGTTGATCTTGACCACCTTGTCACGAATCGTAATCATCTCGCGGACTGTCTCGTGATAGACCCGACTAATGTCAAGATTGATGATGTTGGCATTGTGTGCCATAGCGCCGGACATGCAGGTTGCTGCCACTAGGTTTTGGTAGAAGCGGTAGGTCGTATCATCCCCAAAGTCTTTTATGAACTTCTCTTCCCACATGGAGATGTTGTCATGGATGTAGTTGTCGCCAAGCCTAAACGCTTCTTGAATCACCATTGGCCCTGCGTGTCCGTAGTTAAAGTTATAGGCGTTGAAGATATGTTTTCCTAGTGCACCGTTATTCTGTAGAAGTTCGGGCTTGTGGATTAAGAACTCAATCAAACGAGCAGCTTCACCATCGGGGTTTGCCTTGATACCTTCAAACTTACTGTAGGCAGACTGGTTGGTAGTCATGATGGCAATAAGCGAGGCAGACATCTCGTGTTCGCGCTCTGCGTTGACTGACCCCTGCATACGAATCTTCGCCTTGCCGTGGGATATCTTATGTACTAGCTGCGAAAGTATCTTGGCGTCCTTGTTTGAAATCTCATCTATCCCTAGCGGGATGTTGTGTAGCCCGAGGTATCGCCCTGTCATGCCGTTGTCGGTAGCTTCAAACACGCTGAGTTCCTTGGGGTTACCCCACGCGCTCAAACCTGCGTACATAGCGCCTGTCTTGGCACTACCAGACTGTCCTAAAAGGCACACAGTCACGCCAGCAGTTGACGTATAGGACATGAAAGGAGACCCTAACCCGCACAGCATGGTGAAGGCATGCATCTCAAAGCCGGGCGTGTTTAGATAATCTGTTGATTCACGCCAACGATCGTAAGTACCGTGGGGTAATAAGTATTTGGATAACCCTCTTACAAACGGCGAAGAAGGTGCGTCAATGATGTCGCCTTTGTGGGTGACCTCTCGTTTGCCGATCACAAAGCTGCGGGTAGCCCAGTCAGGGTCGGACATGTCTTCAGTCCAGCCCATCTGCATACGCATTATTTCAGCCTTGTCAGTCATCTGCATGTACTGACCCCACTTGATTACATAGTTCATAAGGTGCGGTAATTTCTCAGAAGCGGAAAACACACCGTTGGAGGACATGAGTGCCTTAAAAGTTTCTAGGGCGTACACATGCTTCATCGGGACTAATATCTCACGCACTGGGTCGAGCGGCAACTCCAAGCGCATGAGCAGACACTCTCCATCATGCTTACTAAACATTCTGCGTATAGGGAAGAACTCGTGTGGCAGGATAAGAATTGGGTCTTGGTCTAACTTTTCACCCTGCTTGTTGTACTTCGCTGGTGGCTGGTAGTAGATACCACCGTTGATACCCCTCATGAAGGGATACAGGAACTCGGGGAAATCAGGAACTGTTTTGGTATCCTCGTTCTGCCGAACTGGGTCCGCTTTATCTGTCGTTGCAGCGGGTCTAAATTCTTTTCCGAGGGTGATGGGGCTAGTAATCTTTCCTTTGTGTTGACATCCTTCGCATCGTTTAGGGTAGTTGTCAAGGAACCATTCACAGGTGCGTGGAGCAGGAAAGCGACTTGCTTTTTCTTCAGTGTTTTCATAGTTGTATCCCGTATAGTCTTCTGACATTTTGTGGATAGCGGTGGCTCCATCGTCACAGAATTTTGCAATTGATAAACCTGCCCACCACAGGGGTTCTTCTAAAGTTTGTGCATCGGTAAGGATGTGTGCGATCTGAGCGCACCCAGTACCGTTAAGGCTTTTGTCTGCAAGAATCTCAAAGGTCTTTGGGAAGTTGTCCAGCTTGAGCATCGCCCGTGTGTCATCGTCCAGCCCTTTGGATACTGACTCGAGAATGCTCTGTGACTCTTGCACTACTGGTGCTGGCGCGTTGCCCCCGTCAAGGAACTCCTTAAACTCAGCCCACTCGTACACAGAAATCTCTTCGCTGATAACCGATGTAGGTAACGGCGGGTTTGTCTTATAGTTAAGCGTCTCAGGGGCTCGCATGATGCGTGCGGCATCTGCAGTAACTACAGGGTCAATAGAGATATATTCTAAGCACAGCGCCTTGAACTTCTCTGCGTAAACCTTCCACTCATCCCGAGGGATGTCCTCATCCATAATCCAGTAGGCATGTATCCCGCCGCCTGAATCGACTAACACTGGCTGTGGCAGTCCTGTCTGTACAAGAAGACTTATCACCCCTGCATGGGCATCATCCTTGGATGTGTAGTCTTTTTCTGCCCCTACATCGAGGTCAATAAAAAATGACCGTATAAATAAGCAATCTGCTGCTTTCCTACTAAACCCGTCAAATGTTCCAAGTGCTACGAAAGTGTTTAATTCCTTTGCCTTGAACTTCTCAATTTGTTCAAATACGCCGTCAAAGGTCTCTGCAAACTTGTTGGTGACTTTCTTATCAGTCCCAATGCTTGTTATGCAATAGACACCCTGTGTAGGCAATGCTTTCTCGTAAAATTGTTTTAGCATATGTAGCCAGAGTTGAAAAGAGCGAGACTATGCTCGCTCAGTAAATGGAAGCAGGGGCGAACCCCTACTGGTTAGATTTCCTTGCTCATCATCTCCTGTATGTATTTTTTAGCCGCTGCCGTGCTACGTGCTGGCAGTAACCCCGCTGCGGTATCTGTCGCAACGGTATCCATAAATTCTTCGACTTTAAGAAGGTTTTTATGGCGAATAGATTTGCCACGGAACCAACTGAAAACCGTCATGCGAGTTACATCCAACGCTTCAGCAACGTACTTTGCGGGGAGATTTGCCTCCACACAAACGAGCGCCAACGCAGTGCCAGACCTTGTGGGTTTGGCTTTGTGCAACTCAATCAAAAAAGCTTCACTATATGTCCGTGGCATTTTCTATCCTTATTTTTTAGACCATTTTTTAACGACGTCAGAGATATCCTTCTCTTCAGACGCTACAGTTTTAGTAGACTCACGCTTTGTGGGCGTAGGCATATCTGCTTCTGCAACTTCCTCGCGCGCATTGGCGGGGGCTGCGGCTTCGGAGTCAACCTGATACACGTTCATCTTGACAGCGGCTTCGGCAGCGGGGCTCTTCGCTTGCTGTGCAATGATTTGCAGGTCACCATCAGAAACCTTATCGGCAGGGCTGAACACAACCTTCGGTGTAGGAGAGTTAGTGTCAAACGCCATCTTCGTAACAACACGCCCTGCGCTGACGTTGTGCGACGCCAAGTGCTGGATGTATGGACGGAAGGGGAATCGACCGTTATCTTCTTTACCGAAAGCCGATGTAGCTGGAAGAACCAACTGCATCACATCGCCAGCGGGGTCATTAGGCAGAACCACCGCAGTGCGCCAAGACAAGCGGCAAGCTGCGCCAGTACCACCCTGACCTGAGCCTTTAACGGACTTGGAGCAGTCGATGCAAGCGGTAGCGCAAGGTGTCTTCACATCTGCGTCAGGCTTCTCGGAGTCAGTAGACCAGCAAACTGGGCTGACTTTTTGACCTTCTTGGTAGGTGGCATCGTAGAACATGCGGGATGCTTTGTGTGCCATCTTGACAAAGATGACGTTCATGTAGCGGTCTTCAATCTTGCCGATTTCTTTACCGCCAGCATACTTACGGAACACGCCGCCCTTAATAGAGATGCGTTTGTTCTGACGCGCCCCGCCAGCTACGGCAAGGGTATCTTCATCCAAGCCCTCGATGGGAGCCATTACTGAGCCACTAAACATGGTTGCGAGATCATTACTCATTTGAGTTTCCTTTGTTACTAAACTTACTAATTGGAGGGTTTACGCACGACTACCGTGAATTCCCTCATTACATTCACACCGGGAGGCAGACCCTCGTCTTTCCTATCAGCGATGAATTCCTTGAAGTTGCCTTGATGGATACGTCCTTCAAACAACTCCGGTGCTTCGTGCAACATTACATATTTACGGAACGAGTCCCCGTCAGCTATGGTGTAGCGTTCGGTCAGCCTACGCATGACTGTTCCAAAAGGTGTACTGATGCTCTTAGCGTTATTCGTATTGCAGGTGTCAAGCATTTGCGCTTCGAGTGCCTTCATATCATTGAGCAACTCTCCGTTCCTTGCCTTCCACTCAGATTCAATTCTTTCACGTTCGGTTCTTATTGTCAAGTAAATCTTGACTAATTCACCAAGACTTACGTCTTCAATTTCTTCGACTTCCATCATATTCCTATCTCCTGTTTGTATAACTCGACCAGCCCCTCGTGCAAATTGACCTTGTTCTGAAGCATCGCGTAGATTTTGCGTTCGGCCTCCGACCCTTGCAGGTGGACGACTGTCATGCTGTTCTTCTGCCCCACGCGATCAATACGCGCTATGCACTGCAAGTAGGTTTCCACGGACATAACAGGCGACCAAAACACGACTGTGTTAGCGGCTGTCAATGTCACCCCATGCGATGCTGCTTGTGGCTGGATAACTAAGACTCGTGGATTTTCTTGCGTTTGAAATCGGTTAATGATCTCTGAACGCCCCGTTGCGGAAACGGCACCGTTAATTATTTCATTGGCTACTCCTTGCTGGTTTAAGAATCGGGATACTAATTCGATGGTATGCGTGAAGGGCACGAACACGATGACCTTGTGTTCTGTCTCCTCCAGTACTTCCATCAGCGCGTTAAGGCGGGGGGATACGTCAAACTCCACCACCTCTTTTGTGTCGGTGTACATAGCGCCACCGGATATCTGCAACAACTTGGACAGCATTGCCGCCGCATTGACTGCGCTGATCTCTTCCCCTGCCGCCTTGATAAACAGTTGGTTCTTCAGTTCCTTGTAGTAATGCTTTACCTGTGGGGTCAACGGAACTTCGCGGGTCTGGTACATCAGTTCGGGTAAGTCTAGGCAGTCGGCTTTGGCAAATCGAATGGCAGGTTGCAGGGCGTCAAACACTTGCTGCTTGGCATCGCTCTTTGGAACCCACTTGAAACGTGAGATCGGCAGCATTACTTTATCGCGCCATGCCCCGAAGAACTTGGGTACACCTCCGGGGTTTATCAGATTCGCCAAGCCGAACGCATCCAATGGTGACTGCGACGCAGGTGTGCCTGTGAGCATCCATAAGCGAGTCGTAGGGGTGATGATCTTAGCCAAGGTCTTCCAGCGTTTTGTCGATACTGTTTTATATGCGTTAGCTTCGTCAATTACAATAAGGTCAAACCCTAATTTACCTATTTCTTCTTGGACTGTACCTACACCGTCGAAGTTGATTACGACAAACTCGTACTCTCCCTCAAGAATCTTTTTGCGCCTGTTGGCATCCCCGTGGGCCACTGCTACGGTTCTGTGCATGGCTGTTTTGAAAATGTCGGCTTGCCATGCTGAGTACATGATGGACAGTGGGCAAATGACCAGCACCCTTTTGACCAGCTTCTGCGACATGAGGTAGTCTGCCGCCCATATCACTGATGATGTTTTCCCTGTCCCTGCTTCGTTGAAACAGAAGGCCCTGTCGCGCAGCGCTAAGTACGATGCTGTAACTACTTGATGAGCGAAGGGGGTGTAGAGTCCGGGCCAACTGTACTGCTTGTCCATTGGGTTAGGAGCATCTCCATAGAGACGCACAAGACGCTGCATTTCCTCAACGCCCCAGTAGACGACTACATCTGCGTTTACTCCGTCATCCTTTAGGACTTCGCATCGGTCTATGTGCCCGATCAAGAATTGTAGGTCTGCTGATGGGACCGTCATTCTTACTACTGTGTCATCTACTACATTCATTAACTATCCTTTACTGTATTTAACAAGACCCCTTACGGGGGTCAATCGGTCAAACCGACGTGCCAAGGAGAAAGCACCTGCACCGTTTGACTGACACGGTTAAGGGAGTGCAAACCTCCCGCTGCCCACTCATGCCTTACGGCAGTTATTACTTTTTGCGTTCGCGCTTGCTTGTCTCGGATACCAACGCGCCTGATGCGCTTCGCTTAAACGAACGATTCTTAGCTGCGCTCTCTACGCGCACTCCGTTTGCGTTTTTGCCACCTGTAGATAAAGCCTTGACGTGTGCAACATCTTTTCCTTCGCGTTTGTCAGCCGTGCCGTTTCCGTTTTTGTCGGCTCCAGTTTTGTCAATAGCGCGTCTAGCGCGTTGGCGCTCCATTCGATTGGCGAGTTCGCCTCTAGCTTTTTGCTGTTCATATTCTTTTTTGTATGGTCGGGGTTTAGTTACGTAGGTCATCGTCTTTCCTTGTAGTTCTCGCAGGTTTTTACGGGACACCAGCCGCAAAGCGGAGTTCGATTTGGGTTCCATATGCCTGTGTCGTATGAAGACTGCATACGTTGAAGGTCGGGTCTGAAGTGGCCCCAAAGTTCCTCAACTTGACTTCGCTTGTATGACTCGTCAACAAAGCTATTTTGCACTATAAACAACAGCCCCGCCTTGATATTCTGCACCTCGGGGAAGTGAGCAAAGGTCATCAGCGCCATCAGCTTTAACTGTTTTGGGTCAGGGTATTTGTTGCTGCCCGTCTTGTAGTCAATAATGTATGCGTCTTCACCATCCACGATAAGCAAGTCAACTATCCCCCGCACCCAACGCGCTGGCTCAGAAAAACCGCAGGGTGTGCAGTCGGGCATCAACGCCATCTCGTACTCGGGGTATCGCGTACCGCTTATCTCCATCAGGGAGTCTAGTGTTGGCTTGAAGTGGGCATAGTTCTTAACCAGCGGCTTGCCCTCACCAACGTAGTCCTCACAAGCCTTATGCACCTCAGTGCCAAAGGTCATCTGATGCGTGGTCTTCTTAACGTAGTTCTTCAGAATCTTGACTTCGTTGTACTGCCGAGGGCAGTTCACGTAATCTTTTAGAGCCGAATATGACCAAGTGAAACTCATTGTGTGTCCAGTTTAATTTTACTTATTCTACAGCTTGTTTTGGCGTTTGTGCAACTTTTTTTTCTTCGGGCGGCAATCTAAATTCCCAAAAACCATCTCTATGACTCCAGCGTTCCCACGAGAAGTGAACATCGCGTGTCTGTGTGTTGATGTACTTCCACAGGACTCGCATTAGCAATCACCATAGCTTTTTCCGACATTGGCTTCACAGGCTACGGGTAAACCCTTAGCCCAGTCAGGTGGCGTAGACATGCGCTCGACGATATATGCAAGAGCCTCAGTTTGCTCCTCTTCCCTGACTACGACAACCGCCGCATCATGGGCGGTCAGCTTAACAGGGTAGCGTTTATGTATCTCGATCATCTGCTGCCCAACAACAATTCGCGCCAAGGCTTGCACCACGTTCTCTACCAGCGCACCGCCCCACAGACTTACAGGGCCCTTACGAGAAGCGTATATGTATTGGCTTTTAGATTCTTCAGTGTCTAGTTTGAGGTCGGGGTATCGTATATACAAACCGTTGGGCAACCGTATGCCTTCCTTCGTTACCATCAGGCACTTGTTCTTCCCATACCAAAATGGCTTGGTCTTGCCCCAGTTTGCTAGGTCTTTGATTGCTTTGTCACCATCTTTCCAAAGGTCAATCACCTTATCGTTGCTGTCACGGTATGTATTAACAAACTCTTTAGCTTCGTCCTCAGTAACGATAGCTCCCGGCGGGCTTGTCTTGAGCGTGTGCTGAAGTTTTATTGCGCCAGTACCGTAGCCTAGCCCCAAGATGCAGGTCTTGCCTACGAATCGTTCGACTGGGTTTGCTTTACTGATGGGGCGATCATATATTTTGGTTGCAAATACTGAGTAGACATCCTCGCCCTTGCGAAACTGCTCGATAACATCATTCTGTCCTGCCAGCCAAACGAGGATACGCGCTTCAATCTGAGACGAGTCGCAGTTGATGACAACGTAACCATCGGGCGCAACCACCGAGTTCTTGAGAGCCTTTTTCTTTTTATCTCGGCTAGGGAGGTTTTGGAAGTTGACTTTATCCATCCCTGCCCAACGCCCTGTGTGCGCACCGTAGTATTTGAGAGGTATCGGTAGCCGCCCCTTGTTGCGCTTTCCGATGTCAATGAATCTTTGGACTCGTGACTCTTCGATAGTGGATTTGGTACCCAGTCGAACAGAGCATAGCTGCTGTATGTACGGGTCTTCATGCTCAGTAAGCGCCAAAAAGCCCTCATCGTTCTTAGCCAGTGCATAGGTTTGCTTCCCTGTAGTTTTGCTTGGTTTCATTGGGCATTTGACGCCGTTCTCCTCCAGCACCGCAGCGAACTGCTTGTTACTAGCGAGTTTCTTACGCACTGCTTCCTCGGTGTCGCACTCCATCCGCCCCATCAAGCCGCGCAGTACGCCTTGCTTCTCTTGCTGCACTTCCTCTAGTCGTTCGATCAACAGCGCATCGTCAACCTCAAAGACAGGCTCGGTGAACATACGCAGGGTCATGTCAATCAGGTCAAGTTCGGCTTGCGGGAACTCGCTCGACAATTCTTGGAACAACTTAAAGGTAAGGTCTACGTCATTCTTGCAATACTCGCCGTACTTCGCTAACTCATCAGGGGCGAAATCTTTGAGGCGTTTGCCTTCAGCGGCAACTACTTCATCGCCCTTCTTACCAAGGTTGTAACGCTCGGCTAACTTGGCAAGCGAACCGCCAGCCTCGACGCCGTGTATTGCCCTAGCCATGCTCAAGGTGTCAAGCAGGTACGCGGGTTTGATACCGAACCGCCAGCTAAGAATACATCCATCGAACAGCGTGTTATGACAGAGAAGCGCCGATCCCGCCCAGTCATAGGAGTTAAGGTGGTCAGAGATTTCCTTAGCGGAACCCGAGAACCACGTCTCCGCGCCGTCATTGACCTTTACTCCAACGCCTATGACTTCAAAACGCGAGTCCCGAACGTACTCTTCCGTTGTCTGCGTCTTAAAGCCGAGTCGTTTCTTACCATCGTAGTACGACTCAAAATCGAGTGTGATTAGATTCAAAACAATGCACTCCAAATGCCGTTGCCTTTGCCTACTAAGCCGCCGCTTGGATAGGGGTTTTGCATGGCGTTCCTCGCCCTGTCACTCATCGCCATTTGTTGTTGCGCGGCATACTCCGCTTTGTTCTGCGGATGTTCGTCTAACCATCCTGTGTTAAGAGTATTGCCTGTAAGCCTACCAGTATTAGTACCCTCTGTTACCTTTAACAGTTCGCGTTCGCCCGCTAATGTTGCAAGAACTTCTCCATTGAAGAAATCCATCTTTGCTTTGTTGTAAGCATCTTTAATAGCTGCCTTGTCTTCGTTGGGTAAACACTCGGTCAATTCCATTATTCTTGCCCATTTGGAAAGCACACCATTCTCAAACTCTTCGGGGTGAGTGTTCATGCGCTCAATCAAAATTTCTGTTCCTATTTGCATTGCCTAATCTCCAAAAATTAAAGAACTGGTATCAAGATAGCGTCCCACGTGGTAATGGAACGCTATCTTGAAGTTTTACTTACCTGACTTTTCAATCTCGCGGTTGAGATACCACTGTGCTTTCTTGAGGTTCTCCAAGCGGTCGCCTTTGTGGTCGGCACGTGACGTATATTTAAGTACATTCCCACGTAGGTAGCCACGGTACTCTTCTGCTGTCAGCTTGGCTTCAATGAAGTCAATAGTCTCGATACCGCCTACCTTATAGTGGGCAGGGTTGATGTTGTCGGTAGCGTTTAGTTCTGCCTCTGTCGGGCCGCCAGCTAAGATTGATTGTCCGCTAGTAGTTACAGATACGGTCTCAAAACTTTCGGGGCGGCTACCCTGCAAACGTATTTTGAACTTCCATGTCCCATCACGTTGCTTATTCATACCCAACTTTTTACGTGCGTTTGACAATAGGTTATATGCGTACACCTTAGACACACCAACTTGACTGGCGATTACGTCCGCTGTGATGTTTGGCGATTTAATCAAAGCCTTTTTCACACGTGTTAAGTTACTCTCTTTACTCATTTGCCTTCTCCTTTTTGGTTTGGCGTTTCACTGTTGCGGATTCAGCCCTATGCTGCTCCCGCGCGTCTTGCATTAAGTCTGCAAGTTCATAAGCCATAGCTGGAATCTTAAAAGGGTCTTGTCCCCTCATAATCAATCCAATCATGGCAAATCCTGCGTGTAAATCACGCCTATTACTTTGGTCTTCTTCATCGGTCATTCAAGCCCCCTTAACAATTCATTTAGTTCACCGTAGTTATCTTCATTAACCACGAATGCGTGACCCCCTCGCTTACGAATCCTGTCTATGTGTTCGAGTTGTAGCGCGGTAGGCTTGTTTGTGCCTGACTTAGCCTCCACACCAATGAATACTCCCTTATGGCAGATAACAAAGTCAGGTACACCTGCGCTCCCAAAACCCGTGCCAATGGGCATGGTGAAGTAGGCATCGTGTGCTTTAAGAATCTTCTTAATAGCCTCTTTAACTTTTCCTTCGGGCGTCATGGCTTTACTTTCTTTACTTTCTTTTTTGGTCTAGGGCAATCTTCGGGCGGTACAACAGCGCACCACACTGCATGGGGCGGCTCATTGGATACTGGAGTCCACCTATCAATGTATGTATCAGGCATCTCCCCCAAAGCGTTCCTGACGGAGTCAGGTTTCAGTTCGAGTCGCTCAGATATCTCAATAGAGGTAAGTCCATCGTGGTACTGATGTAGCAATCTACGTATCAGTGGATGCTTAGATACACTCATTGCGCCACCCCTTAATCGGTCGGATAAAACCCGCCATAGGTAATCCTGAATGTCCAGCTAATCGCACTGGCTCGTCAAAAAATACCCGCTTGCGTAATGAGTCAGTACTCTCGTGGAAATGTTCAGGGTACTGTGTGCGTAAGTTATCTATAAACTCGTTAAGTCTGATGTTTACCGTCCCCTGATAAGCCCCGCCCATCTTCGGGCGCACTAGGTCTTTCAACCTTGTTTGTTGGTATTGTGTAAGCATGATGTTCCTTTAGGTTTTATACCCACGGCTCGGAAGTTTGAACGCGTCCATCGCACCGGCACGAATAGGCTCGGGCTTCGGCGGTGTATATATTTGCCCATCTTTCATGTGATTGAAAGTGCGCGGCTGCGCTAGGGGTTCTATCTTCTTCATTAGGTTCGGGTTACCTGCTGCTAGTTTCATGCGTTCTTCTCCTTGTAGTATTTAAACCGATCTGACATGTAAGCTGAAGCAGTTGATAGGGGAGCCACTGACTTTAGGTGGCAGTGCCTACACACCAAATAAGCTTCGCTACCATCCGCGCAAGCAAGACCATCTTCAACCCACAATCTGACCCCTCGTACTGCCCACGGGCCGTTGGTTGTTCCGCATGACTTGCATAATGCGTCTTTTTTTAGACGTTTAGCGATAGCCATGTAATCAGGAGAAGTACGTATGCCGACGTTGTTTGTTACCCGCTTCCTGCGCATACAAGGCGTTGAGCAAGTAAACACCTTTGGGTAATTTGATGGCGTTATCAGCATCTCAGTTCCGCATATCACGCAATCTTTTGGGAATCTAATGACCTTTGCCGCGCTAGCGCAAGCCCTCGAACAGTAGTGATTTGAGTAACGCTTTGCCCAACAAGCATACGTCTCGTATGCCAAACCGCAGTGGTCGCAGTTAAACGATAACTTTGATTTGTTTCTTGCAAGCTTGGTTAAGTTTGACCCTTGAACCCGCAGACCTTCCTTTGGGGGAGCTATGGAACGATAGTGATTTTCGTAGCCGTTACCTTTCATGTGTTCTGTTCCTTTAGCCAATCTTGGATGCGAACAAATGCAACTAAATAATTACCATTCTCAGCAAGCCGTGTGGCTTCCAAGAATTGCGCCTGAGTCAGCCCTACCCACTCACGCTCTGGATACAAAGGCAAAACCTGACCAAGCGGTGTAAACAAAGGGCTGTCTTTGTCTATACTGACCGCGCCGTTAGTTGGGTCGTACCATGCTATCGGTATCATGTGTTCTTCTCCTTGAGTTTGGCTTCTATGGCGCGGGCGAATTTCAGTTCTGAGAAATTATTAAATTCATCCGTTGCAACCACTTCGGCATCGCATATTTCTGCAAACGTCAGCCCCACCCAAGGGCGTTGGTAAACTTGGATGTCATCGTCTTCGTCTTTCATGCGTTCTTCTCCACTTCGTTGTATGTGTTGGCGTACATCTTGGCTAACTCTTCGGGCGGTACACCTACCTGTCGTCCTGCTTCGGCTACCGCCATAAGTCCTCTAAAGAATTTAGTCCGCTCCGCTTCGGGCAGTGCCTCAATTTGTTCTTGGAATGTCATTTTGTTTCTCCTCTTGCTTTCATCATTTCGTCTGCCCATAAATAGGCTTCCACTGCTAGAGCAGGGACAGCTTCTTCTTCCCAGTCCTCAAGCGTGTTGTCCATAAACATCGCACGATACTGCGTAGTCAAACTCTGCATAGCTTTAGCTGCAAAGTAATCACGCAGGGTCATGCCTGTTTGGGCATATTGGTCTACTCCGCTGGAGGGTCTTGGGAATGCTGGTATATCGTTCATTTGAATATGCTCTTTGTTAAGACTGTCTTGGTTGGTTCGCACTGCACCACGCTCGATGGTTGGTTGACGATGACGTACCCTGCAATAAAGCAGACGGTTGCTATCATGCCCACTAAGGTCATCAAGTCGAGGAAGCCATCCCACAGCCGTTCAAATATGGTAGGCGTTTCTTCTTCAACCATGTCGTCAAGCTGTTCTTTAGAGTATGTCATGTTGTGTCCTTTCAATCATTTCATCCATTGCTAATTTCTTTCTGAGGTAGGTAAGCATTACGTTCTCGAACGCATCCTGCCTTGAGGGGTCAATCTTCGTACCTTCTTTACTGAAGAGATTAACTGTGTTCTCAAGGTGTTCAAAGTCCATATCTTCAATGCGTACCCACATCATTCTTGTTCGCCAAAAGTGTGCGGGGTTAGGGGGTGAACCTCCTTCAAGTTCTTCTTCGTCTATCCATCCCCTAACAACAAAATCTTTCTCAAAGCTGAATGCTTGCTTCATCTTCATTTAGCGTCCCATCCTTCAGTGAACTCAAAGTTAGCCTGTCCAAGACTAGGCAGAAATATGTTTCCGATACGCGCCACCCAATCTCATCAAGTTCGGGTGATTGTGTATTAACGTAAACCGTCATCTTCTGTAGTCTGCTCTCAGGCTCTACTAACATAGTCTGATTCCCACAAGCAAGAATCATTGCGAACTTCGCCTTCAACTCATCAGGCAAAGTTTCTTCGGTGTACATACGATGGAACCCATCAGCCACGTACACTATATAGATGCCAGTTATCTTGCGACAAGGCACACGTATTAAGTCCCACTTCTTTGGGTGAACGACTGGGCTTAGATGTCCAATCAGATGGGGCATGGGGTTACCATAAAAGTTTGGTTGTATCTGTCAACGCCCCTGTCATAAAAGAACACCGTATCAAGCGACTCGTTGTACTTATCAATAAGCGGTAAGCAACCACCTTTGATTGACTCACCTGCATTTTCATACGCTAGTTTTATCATAGTCATGATAGGGATAAGGTCAGGCACTTCTTGGTAAGTGCGGTAACGCATAAGCGGTATAACGGCTTCATAGTCCTCTTGTGTTTTGTCTGTTGCTTTGTACGCACCAATAATGAAGTCACCAAACTCATCAACGCCCACTACATAGAATGGGTTAGTGAACAAGCGATTAGCTTCATCAACTTTTAACTGCATCAGTCTATCGGCTTCTTCGTATTTGTCAAGCGTTTCTATACATTTATTTTGTAGTGTTCCTAAGAAATTACCATCAGTGTTTCTACCTAGTAAGTTAGCTAAAAGTACTTGCACTTCCTCCGCAGTGAAATCATTGCGTTTATTAGTATCGCCTAGCCCTCGGTTTAAGATAGTCTTAGCAGACCTAAAGCTGCCAAGTTTTCTATCCATTAATCCTTGTGCGGTAGGGATTACATGGTAGCGTTTTACCGCAGCCATGAGTGCTGATACTTTTGCACTACGCATAGTCTCCTTATCAGAAGTAGACTTGCCACGCTCCTTACTAAAGTATGGTGTCTGGAAACAATACTCTAGTTGGTCTGCGTCCTTGCCTCCTTTGTTGTGGGTGTACGCCACACCAACAGCCAAACCATTCTTATGGCACATCATCCATGCAGGTACTTGGTCGTAGGTCTGTACTGTGCGTGTTGTTATCTTGCGGAATACTTTCAGCCCATACTTAAATTCGAGTTCACGCACCAGTGGGAACGTATCTGAGGCTTTCAACTCATCGTAAAGGGCTTCGTCTCTGTACCCATCAAGGAAGTATCTTTCTACTGTCATGCTATTTCTCCTAAAAATTTATCAACACTAGACACAATGTTTACTTTGTAACCCAACGCTACGGTGCTTATGATTGTTTGCTCAGTAAGCGTCTTCGTACCCGCTATTGCTGCGAACAGTTTTGCGTTATTACACTTGGGGTAATACTTTGTTTGTCCATATACATCACGCTTCTCTACCGTAATTTCTTGGCTCATGAGTATTGCTCCACTTCTTTACCATTCACTTCAACTCTTACTCCCCACTCGTTCGCAGGGTACTTTCTGCCCATCACCTGCGGATGGTCAGTGAACACATCAGGAGTCTTCTTGTACATCTCCTTACTGAACCTACGCTTGACTGCCATGAACAACTGTGGTAGTTCTGTGTCAGCCCAACTACGGCTGCTATCCTGCTGTATATTCCAACTCATACGGTCAACGTCAAACGCTAGAGTGAACATCATGAACGCATCAAGCGGTGCTGTGTTTGTCAACTCTTTGGCTAGGTCTAGGTACTCATCGTTTTTAATTCGTCCACCACTATCATTCCAATTCATTGTCAACCTACGTCCTTCAAAGTGTTCATCTACGACTTCCTTCATGGTGTCTACAAAAGTCTTCCACTCCATAGCCTTGAGCATCACCTCAGTCGTCTTGAACATATCCGCATACCCCGCGAGTAGTTCCTTGCCTACTTTGCGGTCAACGTATCTGCTCTGCACCACATACGGTACGGTTGGCGTCATAGATTCACAGTTCACACGCATACCTTTGTATATCGGATGAAACAAGCCGTGCCGCTCTTTATATACAATCCCACCCCTGCGTGAGTCGCTATGTAACCACCCCTGTGAGTACCCACTCAGCACCACGCGAACGCCTTGGTGCATCTTGTCGGTAGTGAACTCAAAGGTATTGTCAGGACGCACCACGCCAATGATGTGGGGTGTCGTGTAGTACCTAAAGTACGTGAACTTATCAGGCACTACCCCGCTTCCGTCATACGCTGGATACGTCCGAACGAGTTCCTTCTCTGAATCAACTAACGCCTCGTACTCTTCCTTGGTGAATTCTTTGCTAGACCAATTTGTGCCGATAACGATGTCAAAGACCCTCTCGTGGTTCTCCTCTCGCACAAGAAAGTATTTGGTGTTGTGTCTACGGTGTCCGATAGGAAACCTATTTACGTTGCCACGGTACGGTGCTACGGTCTTTGTAATGTTCATCAGCCGTGCGTATTTCAATCCATACATATCAATCTCCTTTAGTGAGTTCAAGTTCATCCAAATATGACAACACATCGCGCCATAACTGGGGTTGCTGTGTGTTGTTTGCTAGTTTCCTCAGTGCATAAACATATGGGTCGTTGCCTGTCCATCCTCGCTGTTGGTCTATCAACTCCTGTGCTATCTCTCTAGCCATACGGTGTCGATTGGTTGCGATTAAATCTAGTTCAACCATAAATTCACTCCTTGCTATTAGGTTATCAAAGTGGCACTGCTTGAAGTATTCAGCTTCAGTCACGGTCAATCACAACTTTCTTACCTGTTGGGGCATCGAAGTGTCGGTTACGGGTAATCATCCATAGCGTTGGGCTGTTGATATTCCACTTGATGTCACTCTCAAGATACCCATCGGTGAACACCAACACACATTCGGCTTGCAGGTTTTGCTTATTTACGTACTCACTGACACATGACACGTTAGTTCCACCGCCGCCCAGTGGCTTTAGTAGTTTGGCAATGTCGGTGTAGTTCTCCTCAAAGACTTGCTCACCATGCACTTCGGTGTCCCACCAAAGAACCCGCACCTTGTCAGGTTGCACAACGTCACAGATTGAAACCAGTTCCGTAGCGAACTCAGTAATCTCAGCAGAGCCAATCGAGCCCGAGGTATCGATAGCCACAATGATTTCACCAATAGTCTCGTTCTCCATGCTTGGCAGGTAGATATCATTAGCCATCTGACGCTTGTTCATACGCCGCCATGTGAACTCATCTTTGCCTCTCATGGTTGAAGAAACAAACTCGCGTAGTACTTCCTTCCAATCAATCTTAGGTTCGAGCAAGTCAGAGATAGCACGTGGCATCTTCGCACCCATGCGCCCTGCCAACATCCCGCCCTCACGCAACGCTCTGTCAATCGCATCGTTCATGTCCTTCAACTGCTCATGCGATACATCGCTCAGGTCAAAGTCATGTTCGTCTGAGTTAGAAAGGTCATAGGTCTTGCCGTTGACTTCTACCGATTCCCACTCAGTACCATCGTCACCATCGCTATCTTGCTTCCCACCCTCGGGTGGTTCGTTACTTTGCCCGCCCTTCTGACCGCCCTTGCCCTTTGGTTTGTCCTTGGGCTTGGCGTTCTTCTTTAGATAGTTAAACACTTCCCTCATGCTCCAGTTATGAAACATCTCGTCATACACCCCACCATCGGGCAACTGAACTACTCGCTCAGTCGAGCCGCCGATAGTCCCAGTGATATTCACAATGATGTCGTTGACAACAAAGTCAGCAGCTAGGTTTGCCATCTTTGGACTCTCCTTGAACATCGCCTTGCCATACATCACCTGCTTCAAAGCTACATGGAGATTCTCATGGAGGATGAGCCCACGCACCTTGGGTTCTTCAGTGATACCCTCGAGGAACTGCCGCCCATACTTCTTGTTGACCCCATCGGTGTATGCCGTAGAAATCCCATCCTCGACAGCAGTCGTACCCATGAGCATTACGCCCGAGTACAGCGCAGTCTCGGCGTGCTTCATCAATGCGATATGCCCACGCTTGACGCGTGTCTCTTGTCTTTCTTTAGTCATTTGCTTTCTCCTTGGTTAAATAGAATCCCACGTCACCGTGGTACTTAAATCAGAACAACTCGTGGTTGTTCTTAGCCCACTCAGCAATCTTCACGTTGTTACGCGCCAAGCGAATTGATTTGGCATTACGCATCATCATGGTGAAGAACACACCCTGTACTTCGGACGATGGGATACGCTCAACGAACGTCATGAACTTGGTCAGTTCATCCTGTGTCGCCAATGTATCTACTGCCAGAAACATAATCATCAACTGGGCGCTGATGTCTTTGGGTAACTCAACACCATCGGGGTCCTTGCAGATAGTCTTGACATCAACCAATGATTTCTCTAGCGTTAGGAATGCAGCCAAGTCACCCGCAAAGGACGCACCCACCGTACCCGCCAGTGCAACTCGTGTTGCGTTCTCACCAATCTCATCACGGTTCTTGACAATCACATCGCACTTCGCCAAGGAACGAGGGCTGACGAATGAGAGACTCGTCATTGATGGTTTGAAGATGTATGGGTTGTCTGCTTGGTCGCCTTCCGTGTATGACTTCATGCAACGAGGGAACATCGATACACCCGCACGAATCACACGAGAGATACCGTTCTCACCTGCCCACTGCAACCACTCATCCACCGTTGGCTTTGCCATACGCATCACGCATACACGATTACCCGCATGGGCAAGCATCGAATCGCCCACGCCATCGCTCGCATTGTTAGATGTCGCAAACACCACGGACTTCAAGCCATCCTTCTCGGGTAGTGCCACATCACCTACCATCCGCTCTAGCATGAGTCGGGTAAAGATTACTTGCAGCAACTTCGGTGACTTCATGAACTCGTCAAGCAAGATGACCTTGGGCTTGCCTGTGTTCAAGGCGAACAACTCGGACACGTAATACTCAAGGGTCTTGGACGCATGGTTGGGAATAGTCATACCAATGTCTGACATATCCTTCACTGGACAATCCACATACACATAGTCGTACTTGTCACCGTCAATGCCTGTGCCATCCTTCGGGCTGCGCCACTTGTCGCCGTTGTCTGCGGCTATCATAGTTAGCAGGGAGGTCTTGCCACAACCGGGTTCGCTCTGTATGACAGGCGTGAGTTCTGTACCTATTAGGGGAATCACTTTACGCAATTCGTTGATGGACACTGTGTTTACAAACTGAACTTTAGACATGATATTAAACTTTCTTTACTATTGATGAACTGATTGGTACGTCTTGGCGGGTGCTTAGACGCATTGGAAACTGCCGAACTTGGACAAGATACTGTCCACATCATCCTTCACTGCTGAACGGATGGCATCGCTTTCACGAATCGCTGTTGCGTCTACACCGTCTAGGGCTTTCTCCAATGATGCTCGAGCCTCTTCTAGCTCTTCGCTACCACTGAGATTGAACCCCTTGAATGTCTCGCACATCTCCTTGGCTTTCTGTATGGTCGTGTCGTATATCTTGCGCTTCTTGGTCTTGGTTTCTCCTGTGTTGTCGTCAACGCCTGTCTCCTCTACACCGCAACAATGGCTGATGGATTTCATAACGTCCACGAACCTTGTTTGCTGTTCCACCATCACGTGGGCTACTATTTCCTCGGCTTGACTCTTGTATGACTCAAACAAATCATCAGCGATGTCCTTAGCGATGTTGCAACGGAAATCGTTGGTTGGCACTTCTGCTACATAAAGACGAACGCCAAATTTAGATGCCAGTTCTGCCTTGTCGGGGTAGTCGTTGCGGTTGAACATATCGCCCATGCCACCTTGCTTGAACGCCATGTCGCTCACGATGTTGTCGTAGTCGGCTAGGAATTCAACCAATAGACTTCTGAACGCCGCCTCATGCTCGTGATACTCCTGCTTGAACTTGGGTACGTCAATGCTCGGCAAGAGGTCTTGGCTGTTGTTCCACCGATAGGTGCGCCGCTTGACCCAGTTATAGATAGTCTGCCGATAGTTGACCAACGCCTTGTGCTTGGGATGGTCAGCCAAGAGATTCTTGACATAACGCCCTGCACTCTGCACTGCGTGTTTGCTTGCTGTGACTTCATTGCTGATGCCACGGTCTTGCTTGGTCGCCGACCATACATTGACATCCACGCTCACGAGAACCGCTGATGTCGCCAATGAGATTAAATTCTCAGGTTGCTGTAATTCCATATTCATGATGCTTTCTCCAGTAAACTTACCAATAATAAATTCCACGTGTACGTGGTACGCTAAATAGTGTTCGAGTTAAAGAACTCTTCCCACCAGTCATAAGTATAACAGAACTTGACATATGTGTCAAGCCTTTTACTCAGGTATTTTCTACAGCCAATCGGTAATGATTTCTCTCCTCACTCCAACCCAGTCCAGTTCGTACTCCCCTCCCTGTCTGTGTTCAACGTCATCATCTTCCTCACCCATACGAATGAACGCATACCCGATGGCACGACCGCTTGATGCGATGTTCTTTATCAGGTCTTCAGCATTGGATGGATGGTCAGCCCACTCCTCTGCCAAGTCCAGTAGCGCCGTGTGACTCTGTACCCCAAGGTCTGATTCATACCATTTAATACTCTCACAGTTGAAGTTAATCCGTTTGCGCACGGTGTCTATGTCGCACTCGTCCAGTGCCAACTTCAGTTCGGGCTTGGATTTGGCTTCGGCTAAGAACAGAAAGAAGTCGTCCTCTTTCTGCCCTCTAAAGCGTATCGTGTACGCTACGTCTGAACGGTATCCCATCAGTGCATCTCCCCATTATGTAAATTCCAGTTAAGTTCCATAGTGTCGTAGGTAACGTCCAACCCTTCCATGAGATTCTCTTTAGTGACGCCGTTCGCAACCGCAGTGCCCGCGACCATGTGCATCATCAAATTCATAGCCTCTGCTGTGTCCATGTCTCTCATAATGTCAAAGAGTTTCGCCATCGTGTTGTTCCACTCTGCTAACTCCTCTTTGTTTAATGGTGTCTTTGATATTGTCATGGTTAGTTCCTTATGTTCTTAGGGTTGGTTTGCTTTAAAGTATTCTCTGCTGATGTGCTGGTTACGAATTGGTAATTCCCCTTCGTGTACTCCTGCACCACCGTCCAACTGCGCCTAGCCACTAGTGCCGCAGTCTCACCGCAGGTCTTGCACATCTTGTATCCAAGAGCCCACCGCTTCGTGGGGTACAACTCACCGCAGTGCATACATTCGGGTGTGTGATTAGTTTCTTTGCTCATGTTATGTCCTGTGTTATTCCTGAATGTTTCTGTTGCTTGTCAAGCATTTTCTGCCACCAACGAATTGAATCGCTCGGTGACTTGGTATGAGTCTTTGACCCAGTAGTCGGCGGGTGCGTATTGGTACTGGGCATCAACGTCATCTTCTCGGCGTGAGTGGTAGTCCTCATCGGTCAAGAGCCATGAATCGTACAGTGCCATCTCTTTGTCTAGATAGACTCCCACGGGTTCGTGGGTTGTTGTGTTGCCCTGCTTGGTTGTGTGCATAAGCACAAAGACCTGCTGTGGTTGCTGAAATTGCTTGCTCATTGTGTACTCCATAAAACTGAATTGAACTGTAAATCCCACGTGTGCGTGGGACGCTAAGTAAGGAGTCTGCTGACTTATTTCCCTACTCAGATTCCAGTATAACACAACTTTACCTTTGAGTCAAGGGTGTTGTATGAGTATTTTATATGGTGTGGAGGTTTTGTTCTATTTGTTCTACTTTTTTGACTTTGTTCTATTTTACATATAGAACAGAAATGGCTGCTTAAAAAATAGGCGAAGTCGGAAACTCCCTCTCATATATATAAAATATATTTTTAATAATGTTAATAAGTATTGGTTTGTTCTAATGTTCTACTGATTTTGGGTATATGGGGGGTGGCTGAGTTCTTTTTTGCATTTGCTGCGAAGCTTTTGCGTTGCCAACTTTTTCAAAACACAAATTGCGCTGTCAGGTCACTTTACCTATAAATCGTAGAACATTAGAACAAACGCTGTAAGTCGTTGATTCATAAGGCGGATTCTGTTCTACTCGCTTTACCTTGTTCTACTTTTTTTTTTAGAACAAAAACGATTTTGCGCTGTTTTCTATCATTGGCGAAAATCAGATTCTATCTTTCGTAGTTTTAATGTGTGAGTTCTGAGAACGGTAGATGATAGCCTTGTTCTATTAGTCTAGTTGTATAAGTCCAGTAATTCTATACTTGTTCTAGTTTACATATAGAACATGGTTTTGTCTAAATTCCACGTGTACGTGGGACGCTATTTAAGAGCCTTGTCAGCCACGCACACGCGGCGCGCGCGCACTAGATAACTGGTATCAAATTGGAGGGCGAAAAAAAACCCGCACTTGCTAGGTGCGGGTTGGTGTGGTCTAGGGGTTACTTATAAGTCGCCCAAAATGCTGCGACTGCCTTTTTGTAATTGTCGCCATTGGCAGTGGTGTCGCCCCTGCCTTGTTTTACTTTCACCGACTTTTCTTGGGCAGTGAATATCTTAGTCATTGATGCAGTAAAGTCTAGCGTAGTGCGGGTTCCCTTGGTGTCGGGTTTTAACAATGCCATTGCAGCATCTTTTAAGTCGCCTAATCGGTTACTGCAATATGTACCAACCCTCTCCCTTACCTTG